CATCCCAGGCAGGGATGGGGGGCCTTTCTGTTTCCGGCTTTTGCTTAGAGCGCTCTACCGAACCCTATCTTGACGATTCCGCGTTGTCCACACAAGGCGGCATCCTGTGCCAGCTTGCCCAGCATACGCCGGAACTCGGCGTACAATTCGCTGCCGACCCTGAGATTGGTCCACGGACGCCCTGTGATGAGCATGATGGAAGCCCGTGTCCCCATGATGAGGGCGGGGAAAAGTTCATGCTCGAACTGACTCGGAAGGGAGCAACTGTTACGTCCGGGTACTACACCCATAGACACGCGGAGTTCCCCACCACAGTCACACATGCACGCGTGGAGAACCTGTTCATCTGGGTCGTACCAAACCTTGTCCCGACGCAGACGGGGCCAGTCCTCTCCGGCTACGAGCGTTCTGCGTACATCATGGAGACAACTGTCGCTGCCTGTTGGATGATGCGAAACGCCCGTCAGGGCCGTCATTTCCATCCCGTCAGGCGATTTCACTGCATACCGAGTTACCCCGGGCTGCAATTTGATTCGCACTGTTCGCGTCACGAGAGGGGCCTTGCGGCACATCTCGATGGCTGTACGAAGCAGGTAATAGTCGAACAGTTCCGCCGGAAGGTCTTTCCATTCAAACCGCAGTTCGGCATGGAACTCACTTAGCGGCGTTGTTGGAAACGGTTCGTACACGACCATCGGCGTTTTCCTCCAGCAGTTTACGCGCCATCTCAGCCTCGACCAGCTTGAAATAGGTGTCCCGGTGCGAAGCGGCAAGCTGCGTGATGGCAGGATTGTTTTCGCTGTCCATGCTCAGGGCCCTGTACAGCATCCACTGTTTGACCATGGACACGAGCGTCGCGGGGATATTCGTATCATCGTCATATCCGTCAGGCTCGACGTAACACTCCACAAGGACGTAATGCTCCTTGCGGTCGGTACGGGATACCCCAGGATACACTCTGAACAACGTGTCCACCGTGCTGCTGATGGAGTATCCGGTGAGGTCCCCGCCCATATGACACTGCGACGCAGGTCCGCTCCAGGTGTTGGCCTCATCATCCGCCACACGGGACAGTCTGCGGATGATGTGTTCCCCATCCTCGGTGACTTCCCCGAGGACGCGTTCGATACGCTCGCAGTCGCACGCCTTCTGCCACACTTCTCCGGGAGAAAGTTTCACGACTTTATGCTGCACGAACTTGTCGGAGAACCGCTCGCTGACCATGAGCAGGGCTTCCGCCAGATAGGCTTTCAACTGCTCATAAGTCCAGTGCGTATATTCATACCCCGGTTCCTGGTCATTGAGGTCCAGGGACACTTCCCAGATGACGTTGGAGACCTTCATCAAAATTACTCCGTGGAACGCACGAGAGCCGCAAGGTCATCCTCGATACCATGGTAATAGGCATCGAGCGGCTGGGCCGCATAGGGGAGCCGGGTGGCTTCTTCGACACCCTTCTGCCGCACATCTTCCATCGTAGGTTCATGCTTGCCGGAGAACGCATTGGCCTGCTTGATGACCGTAGCCTGCGCCTCGGCCAGCAAGGCATCACGCTCGGCAGGCGTGTACTCGGCTTCGTTCACAGTGGAACGCCATGCCGCAGGGTCGGTGTTGCCTGTGCTGTCACAACATTCCATGATGTCGCGCTGTTCGGCAAGCATGGGGTCCCAGGGAAAAACGATACCGTTTTTCTTGCTGCGGAGGTGCGAAGAACGCGGCAACGGAGGAACCGCGTTCTTCGCACCGGCAGCGTGCAGGGCCTGCTGACGCGCATCGCTATCGCGTTCGTTGAGTATGCCGCGCAGGTCTTGCTGGGAGACGGCAGAGAGCGGAGCGGAAGACTGATACATAGTGCTGTTCTCCTGTATAGGGATGGAGGGTAGAGTTTGGTCTACGCAGACGGTTTCTTCAGGAAAGCCGCACCGGGGTCGTTGCCGAAATCAGTGCTGGCGATACGCATCCCCATGATGGTACGGCGGGCGTCCTCGGAATCGTTGGACATTTCCTTGGTGGGACCAGTCTGCGCCTTGAAACGGGGCGTGAAGGTCTTGCCGCCGGAAACCGTATCCTTGGACGCGGGCCCGGTGGCCTTGGTGTTGGCGACATTGGCCATGACGCACCTCCTTAGCCGACCTGCGTGGAGCCTTCAAAGGCAAACAGCTTCGCCGACATGTACACGGCGATGTCGGACTTCCACACGAGCTTGAGACGCTCGGCATCACCGGCCACGAACTTGTAGCCCAGCAGCACGGCGCCGTAGTATTCGTCCAGACCGCCGGTGGCGTTGCCCTGGTTGTCGTATTTCACCAGATTATGCCCGAAGGTACAAGGCACGGCGCCGAGGGCCTTCGAGTCAGTCTTGGTGTCCACCCCGGTCACATTACCGGGACCGCCCTTCACGGTGGACGTGGAGACAGACGCCACTTCGGGCATACCCAGACGCGCCAGACCCCACAGCTTGTCACCGTCCTTGGGGGTACCCAGAGGGAACTGCGTGATGCCGTTGTTGGTCAGGGCCGTATCGAAGTCGGCGTTTTCTTCATACTTCCAGTCATCGGTGGCGAAGTCCCACGAGACACGCATGGCGCACGGCTTGATGTACACACCCTCGAGGTTCTTGTCGGTGGTGGTCACTTCAAAGTGGATGGCTTCGACCCAGGACCGCAACGGGACCCAGTTGAGCATGATGGTGTCGCCGACGGCAGAAACTTTCTTCAGCGCGGTACGCATCCAGTTGTGGCCGTAGGTATCCGCCAGATTGGGCACCAGAGGGAAATGAAGGTTGAGATAACCCTGCCCGTAAGCAGCGTCGGCATGAGAGTCATACGGGGGCGTGAAAGCCGCATGGGGGGCACTGAAAGGCGGTTTGAACTCAGGCCAGTCACCACGACAGAACCAGCCCTTGAAATCAGGCGTACCGCCTCGGAACATATTGATGTTAGCCATTGTCTGGGTCTCCTAGTTGATAGGGTCGAAAGTCCAGTAGCCCATCGCGAGGGCGTCAGGGTAGATGACTTCGGCGCCCCAGGCCACGAGATACTGGTAACGGACACCGAAGCTGTTGGGGTCGCTGGTATTCAGCCGCGCTTCCAGGATATTGGAAGCATACGCCGTGGCTTCCTTGTGCCCCGCAAGAATAAAGAAGCAGAGGTTGCCGGACTTGTCACGCACCACGGGGACGTGGATGGATTCGATGACCGTGAAGCCCATGAGCGGATGGTCCCACATGCCGGACACGATACCGCCGCAGTTGCAACTGTACAGACTGTTGCTGTAGTTGGACATGGCGAGATAGGTACGGAGCTGAGGCGGCACGATGATGAACATCTCGCCTTCCACCCAGCGTTTGGACTCGATGAGGACACGCTGGAGGTCAGCCAGGACCTTGGGAAGATTCTGCGGCGTCACATGCACGGGCTGACCGGGCTTGCCCAGATTCACATCCTGATTCATACCGGCGAGGTCGAGACTCGTGCGCGGGGACACTTCAGCCATCATGCGACCCAGGACGAAAGTACGCATGGTGCTCACATACGACTGGTACATGGATTCCAGCAACTTTTCTTCGTAGCTGGGCCAGCGCTCGCAGGCCATCTTGATGTCGGTGGAGTCGAACTTGATGTCCTGATAGCCCATGTAGCAGATGCTCAGACAACGAGCCTGAGTGCTGACAGTGTTGGGCACGAGCTGTTGGTTCTTCTGGTACGAACGCAGCGGACCGACTTCCGGCGCGTACATAAGCTGGATGGTCTGGTTGCACCGGGTAACAGGTTCCAGCAGTTCGGACGCCGTGATACGCGGCAGCCAGTCGTTTTCATACACGCGAGACAGGATGAAATCGCTGTAGCCGACACGGGCGAGAGGGGTGGCCTCGATGCCGGTGTATCCACTCGCACTGGGGAAAATAGGCATGGAAAAGCTCCTTAAAGGTTATCCGGCGGCTCGCAGTTCTTTCAACCGCACGCGGTATTCATCCGGGGAAATCCGCCGCATTTGGTATAGGCTGTTGAGTTCAGCCAGGGTAAAAGTGGGTTTATTGACAGAAGAAGTTGCCGGAGTACCAGTCCCACCCGCCACCTGCACAGGCGGCACAGTGGTGACTTTGCCATTATCAGGACGGTTCTGTTTGAACTTGTCCACGATGTCGATGACGTACCGCGTATTGCCAGCGTAGAACTCCTGCGTGGCAGCCTGGTCACGACTCCGGCTGCTCAGACCGTCGGGTTCCTGGAGGTAACGCAGGAAATCCGGGTCATTGAACAGATTGTAGAAATCAGGATGCACTTGCAGGATTTCACTAGCATAACGGGTTATCTGCGCCTGCTGCGTGACATTGAGCGCCTCAGCCCGATTACGTTCGATAGTCTCGCGCTGGGCCTTCACCTCAGCCACCACGCCCTCGAGAGGCTGTTGCAGCATACGCGCCGTCATAACGGCAATACGACGGGCGTCGGCAGGGTCAACCGTCTCCAGTGCATTCAACTCATCGGCACCGTCGAGACTGGCCAGCATGGCCTGCTGCTTGTTGGCGGCTTCAAACTCGGCGTTACGCTTCTGCGCCTCGGCCAACTGGTTAGCGAGAACATCACGTTCCTGCGCGAGCTGCTGCATCTGTTGTTGCTGCGCCATGTACATGTACGGGGCAATAGACGGCTGCTGCACACGCTGCTGCACCGACTGCTGCACCGGCTGCTGCACCGGCTGCTGCACAGGCTGCTGCACAGGCTGCTGCACCGGCTGCTGCACCGGCTGCTGCACAGGCTGCTGCACCGGCTGCTGCACAGGCTGCTGCACAGGCTGCTGCACAGGCTGCTGCTCCATAGCCGCTTCTGTCCGGGCATATTGGTCACGAAAAACCTGTGCCATACCCGGAGTACGGGTAAAGGCGGGAGAGACGGAAGTGTTGCCGTCGCCGGATGCCATAGGGTTAGTGGACATAGTGCTTTCTCCTACTTGATGTACTGTTTCAAGGTAGTTACGACATCCTGGAGCATCAGTACACGCCCCAGCGCCATACACCCGGAACCTTGCTTTTGTCCGTCGAGCAAAGCTGCCCGCGCCAAAGCGTCACATTCCTGGGCTTCTTTTTTCGCCGCCGACTCGAACAACCCAATCAAGGACAACAAGGCCCCCTGATTCGACGCGAGCGTCGCCAAAAGGTTGTCGCCTGCGGTCTTGTCGCCCTTAACTGCCAGAAGACGGGACATACCGCAGCCCACTGATAGTATCACGCACAGACTTGTTGTCTTCCGCCGGGCGCCGCTGCGGGTTCACGACAGTACCCGGACGACCATTGCCACCGATGTTGGACGGGGGAACAGCAGGCTTGCGCCCGGAATTGCCCCCACAACGAGAACATCCCATCATTTACCTCCATAACGCATATTATCCATGATACCAGCGTACACATGGCCATTGTAAGGACATTCGCGCATGTGCTGGTCATCACGCAAACGTTGCATGTTGCGCCGCACATACCCCGACTCAGGTATGTCAGCAGATTCCGCCAAAAACGGATTGTCCTTAACCAGCATACCCGGATTTTGGGCTTTCTTCCGTGCCTTATCCCATATACTTTCAAAAGGGGTTTCCGGGAAAGAAAACACAGTCGCCATAACGCACCCCCTTTAAGCGTCGTAGGCAGGAAGCGATTTGCCCCCGAGCTTCACCCAGGAAGCCGGTTTGCCCAGCAGAGTGGCACGGTCGCCGATGACCGTTGTGCCGAGGACGGCACCATCCTGCCCGGCAGGCTGTTCAGCCGCTTCGATGGTGGCGACACGATGCAGAGCATCCGCCAGAGGACGCAATTCGGCATCAGACAGTTTGGTCATGGCATTGATAATGGTGCGAAGACTGGCGTCGTCAACGGCTACCAGGTTCGTCAGCGTACAACCACTGAGAGTCGAACCGCTGATTTCACTGTTCTGGATGGTGGAACCGGTGATGGTAACATCCATGAGGGTTCCACCCTGCATAAACTCGATAGGACCACAATTGGGAGCCATACTAGCCTCCTACAAAAATTTCCGGTGCGTGCACTTGTCCAATGTCATACAAGTCAGCATAGACATTAGCAGTGCCGACCATAGTGGCATCGTTGAGTTCAAGCTGGTAGGAACCGGGAATCCCAACAGCCATGACACTGTTGCAAAGCGACAGGCTCCACAGGCAGTTCATTGTGCTGACGGTAATGTCCGCCATGAGTTCACTCGATACATGGTTGACATCAACAATCCAACCGCAACAATCCTGCGCTGTATCCTTCGTCGAAGGCAGGCGGGAGCCGGAAAAATCATGGATGAGCCGATGCAGACAGGCTTGCATGGGCGTGGCCACTTCATTCTCGACACGGAATTTGTACTTGTTGAAACCAACCGCCCACAGGACGACAACTTTTCCAGGATGTACGGTAAAAACCGAAGACAGAACGGTCGTATTTTCGGGTGTCCAAAGCGGTACGATAGCCATCAGAAACTCCCTATCAGGTAGCCGAGAACGGCTCCATATACGAGCCCTCGAACAGTATTGCAGCAGATACAGTCGTTCTGTTTGAACGGGAACAACCATAGCTTATAAACAGCGTTGTAAATCTTATTGTCAGGTTTTTCAATATCCGTGTCGTACAGATACCCGTGACAAAAATTCACGTTGTTACAAAACCACGCCACAAACTTGTACGCCCAGGTCCCTTTCTTGGGGGAGGGCGTGTTCAGCAATTCCATCAGGCTTCACCTCCTGTGATGTCAGCCGTAACACCAGCACCAGTGGGCGAAGGCGGCGCCGGATTGGGCGCGGCCCCGGCTCCCGGCATGACCCCCATCGGCGACATCTGCTCCATCTGACCCAGAACATTATCGGGAACACCCATGGTACCCAACAATGTCTTGAGGCTCCAGGAAAGCACAGGTGCCAGATTGACCGCCTGACCGAGAGCACCGGCTGCGGCACCGACAGTCTGAAGAATCTCCATGGCCGACTGCTTTTCCATCTCCTTCTTGAGCAGCCCTTCAGCGCCCTTCGTGATGATATGGCTGTCGCCTTTGACCTCCATGTCTTTGGCAAACAACATGTTGGTATTATACAGCAATTCCCCCAGCGGCTTGAAGACACCGTAGGCAATGTTGTCTGCTGCCGCATGAAGGGCCTTAGTGGCATTGCCTTGCAGCATGGACATGCCACGGAACGTGCGCATGGCCCCCGAACCCACCGCCTCACCATGCAGCGCGGCAGGGATGTTGGTCACACGGTCTGCGAGCTGCATGAACATTTCCATGAGCTGTGCATACGCCGGGATATTGGAAGGGATATGCGTAAAGCGGAACGCAGGCATATTGTTGTTGCCCATATCAGAGTCGGACAGGTAAAGACTGCCGGGCACTACCTGTCCCAGCTCACCCTTGCCGATATACGCCGCAATGCGCCGATAGTCGGCTTCACAAATGGGCGCCGAGGCATTAGCCGCATTACGCATGAGGTACATAAGGCTCGCCATGTAAGCACGTTCGATGTCGCGCAAACGCTGGGCGATGCCGTCACCGGCGATGCGGTCTCCACCGGTGCGATAAAAACTTGCGGTATAGACCGGGCGCGTCTGTATCTTAGGGTCGGAGAAGACCCTCACCTCGATGACGCGCCCCTGGACCAACGAAATCTGGCAGTTGTAGAAGTCGCCATCATCGAGGCCCTGGATGTCATATTTTTGCAGCTCCCTGCCGGACATGAGACCATAATGGGTCAGGACCTCGATAGGGCTCACGTTGGACGCCCACAGCGCCATATTACGTTGCCCTTCGTCCGGGGCCCGGGACAACCAGCTCAGGTTGAAATCCGTATTGGGGTCATCCGCCTGCTTCAAAATGTCCTTGATGTTGGCGGAAATGTAACCGTCGAGCTTGGAAGCATTCAGCAGCTCGCGCCGCGTCCAACGCGTGCGAGTAAAAATGCATGTCCCACGCTGTGTATCGGGACTATCAGGACTGTAGGCGAAGTCGAAAGGACTTATGGCACGGAATGTCGGAAAGACTTCCGTATCGATGCGCGGCTTGTTCTTGCCCCACACGAGACGCGGGGCCCGCGTGATGTAAGGACCGGCGAAGACGGCAAAAGGATAGATAGGGAACCATTGCAAAAAGTCTGTGAGAGCCCGATTGAAGCCGCCTTCGGCACACTGGTCAGCCAGCAGCATCATCATGGCGTCGGCAGATTTCTTTGCCTTTTCCGTTTCTTTGAAATGCATCTCACGCTTCTGCTGCCGGATAGCCTCGATGAGCTGAGAAGCATCTTCAAAACTGCCGCTCTGGAGCTGTGCTTTTATCTCGTTGAAAATTTCATCCTGCGCCACAGGAGAAATATCAGGACGCGGCGTAGGTATCACGGTCCAGGGGAGCGAAGCATCCCCGGAACTGGTCATGGCGTCATTGAGATAGGAATTGGCGATGTCGGCTTTCAAAGCGGTCAGGTTGATGTAGGCATCGACACCCAGAGCTTCCGCTCGCTCCTTCGTATCACACGACATGATACCATTCTGCTGGTTCCAGCAGTTCTCAAGTACGGTGCGAAGAGGCTTGCCATTCACAAGCTCAGTAGACTGCCACGACACAGCGCCATTGAACCTGTCCATGACGGCCTCGGCCAGCGGGTCGTGGGATTTCTCCTTCACGTCCTCGATTTCCAGCATCCAGTTGATAGCGTCGCTCATAACTTTCTCCCTATCAAATCACTCGCCTGAGCGTCAATCTTATACGACGCTGGACAAAGAACTGCGCCTGCGTATGAGTTCGTCTCTTACGTTTTGCATCGTGGTATCCTTATCCATATTATCCCCACGCTGGATAAGAAGGGCTGCGTACTGGAGTGCATCATGCACATGACTCGCATCATTCTTTTCCGGGCTCGGCGTGTACACAGAGCCCATCGTCCCGGAAGCCCGCAACTTGCGGTATCTATACTCATGCGAGAACCCTCGAATGAGCATCTTACAGGCCGGGTCGATGAGCAACCCTCCGGCACGCTGGTTGAGCATATGCTCCACTGTCTGGATGCGAACCCTGGGATTGTTCGTCAATTCCGTCACGGCCTTGATACCGGCATCAGCAAAACGCTGTTTGGGAGTGACAGCCTGCCATGAATCCCGGGTATTACTCGGGTCGATGGCAGCGACCAGAGGATTCGTGCTGTATCTGCCCCGCAGCAGCGGTATCAGCATACCATGCAGGAAATTTTCAAACCCCTCGTTGTCAGCATACAATTCATCCAGCACACACCAGGTCCCGTTGATGTTTTGCATGATGACCGCAGCAGGATGGATACCGGACTGGTCCACACCGATGATGATGGGCTGGAAAGGACGCGGTTCCAGCGCTTCCGCCGCCACATGGATGTTGATGTTGAAATTCGAGTAGACCGGCTTGCCATCAACGATAGGCACGTCCATCATGCAATACTGGTTGTCGATGATGTCCGTGCGCCCGGTCTTGAGCAAGGCATCTATCTGGTTACGGTAATACCGCATACCTTGCTGTTCGGGCGTGAAATCGTCCGGGTCCCCTTCTTCTCTGGCACCCAGATTGCGCAAATTCTCGGCGTCCGGGTTCACCTCATACGTCACGACACCAGTGACTTCATCAACGTGCTTGAAGGCAGCGGGGGGCTGCCTGAACACTGCCCAGTTGGGTTGCGGGTTGCGGATATACTCATCGAGCCAGGAGCCGGGTTCGGGCTGGTTGAAGTCCATGATGGTACCACCCCACGAGATACCACCGAGGTCCTGGGACGGGTAACGCCCGATACGTCCCGTGACAGCGTTATACACTTCGGGCGAGCAACCCGTGGCTTCATTGAGCCAGGCAAACGTCCAGTTGGCAGACCGCAGCTTGGGGGCATCATCAGCCGTCTTGAGGGCCCACAACTCCAGTTCAAGAGAGACCTTGGTACCATCAGGAAGAGGGATGAAATAGAACCCGCGCACAGGAGCACCAGAACTGGCGATGGTACCATATTCGGCAGGCAGCAGTTCGATAAGCGACCTGCGCGTGGTGGCGATGAGTTCGGGATAAGACGAACGCACGACCCCGACACGGACATATCGTACACCGTCTGGAGCAGGATTCTGGGCACACGCACACGTCAGCACATCTGCAACACAGGCACAAGATTTTCCCGACCCGTAAGGACCGACAATCATCTTGAGATACTTGTCGCAGTTATGCAGGAGCATACCGGTAGGAGACGGAACATAGTTGAACATGGTCTACTCCACAGGCAGCGCATGGGCCACCTTGGCTACACCTTTCGGCAAGGGGAGAGGGACGGCCACATTGACCTGGGTATTCACCTGTGTGGTCTCCTTGGCGTCAGCGAGACCCGCCACCTTGACCAACATATCGAGAAGTTTCAATGCATCACGGGGCTCCATGTCTCCGTTATGCGCATCACGGAACAACTTCTCCCAAAGGGCTTGGGAAAGTGTCAGGGCCCTGTATCTCGCCCCAGCTTTGCTGCCCTGATTTTTTACCTCTTCCAAACTCCCCTGAAAAAGCTGTTGAAAGTATGGATTATGCAGGATGTCCACGAGTTCCTGCTTCGTGAGACCATACTCAGACAAGATGGACTTGATGTCCGTAGGACTATCGGGAACTTGCAAAATAGCAAGGTCCCGGGCCAGTGACGGCCAACGTACCTGATTCTTCAATGGTTCATTCATGGTGCTGAATCTCCAAGATAGAAAGGGGAGGCATACGCCTCCCCTTTCGGTATTTGATTGTTGCATCAAGAACAGCGCATCTGCGCATATTTAACGGCGGCAACCGGGTGGTTGTCAACCTGTACGCAACTCCGGCGGTAACTGTCGCCCATAACGCTCGCTCTCCCAACTCAGCTCACAGTGACGAACAGATGTCCCGCCACGATGTTCTCTGTCCAACCAGAACAGTGTATCGATGATACGGCAGGGCCAGGAGCGCACGCCGTCTTTGTGCCAACGCCAGCAGCGTGAACTCAGGGTTTCATCAGGCCAGCCGCCGATAGCCGCATTCACAAGCTGGTCGCAAGCCACGAGCAGGTTGTGAAAATACTTGGGCATCAGATAGCCTCTACCTCTTCCATGGTCTGGGCGGCGGCCACGGCTGCCTTACGCTGACCGCCCTCGGCCATTTTCGTTGCCTTGTGATTCAGCGCAGCCGCATAGAGGGGAAGGAAGGTCTCGGCGGTCAACTGCAAGATAACCAGGTCGCCTTTGCTGTCCGCCGTGTGGTTACGGTAGGCATTCCAGGGCGTAGTAGTGGGGATACCGCCATCGCTGGCCGTCGCGAGCTGCATGGACACAGCCGCGTCGGTGAAGTTCTGCTGGTCGAACTCGTCATAGCTGAAATGCAGCAGCTCCGACGTGTTGGTATCCGGCGGCGTGGCCTCGCACTCGAACCCGGCCATGATGGCGGAAGAGGTCTCGGCGTCGATGGTGGCGACTTTGCGGGCTTTGACTTCATCCAGTGTCGGTTCTACATGCTGCGGATTGTTGCTGTCCGTATAGAGCGGAAGGTACACGGTACGCATACCTTCAGCAAACGGGGGCTGGGCTTCGACGGACAGTACATCATGTCGGACTTCATAAACGATACCGTCGCACACCAGTCGTGCACCCTTGTTGTATTGTGTGTCAGGTGCCCATTCGTCAAACATCCCAGCTTTAGCAAACAGGACAAGTTCAGCCGTCCCGAATTTCGCGGTCTGGACATACGACCTGACCAAGCGCGGATTCAGAAGAGAACTGGCAGTAGTCAGAGCCTCGTTTTGTATTTCTTCGGCAGTAAGGGGAATTTTTTTCCATGTTTTGACATACTTCCCGTCGACAAGGGCTACTTCTCCGGGCTCAAAACGGTACCCGTCTTCGGGGGCAGGGAAGGCTGCCTCGTGAACCTTATGCCAGGTTTCGGCCAGAACTTCGGACGCGGCGGAAAACGATGTATTGTAGAGCAAACACACATCTTTGTAAGACAGTGTTTCTTTCGTAGCTGGATTGTAATATATCATTTAGTCACCTACTTATACCTTTTTATATATATAGCGCCCGGAGCGCCGGCACTAACACGTCCTGAGCAATTGTAATCATAGCACCCACTATAACCACCACCACCGGCTCCAAAACCCGTGCCACCATAGCCATCAGCATAGCGACTAGTCCAACCATCGGCAGCTTTTACAGTTTTTCCGACTTCGATTACATACGGAAACTGACTTCCGGCACCGCCGCCGCCACCACCGACGTCATGATACGTTCCCATAGTTCCACCGCCCGGCAAACCAGAAATATATGTCGTTCCGTTACCGCCACGGTTTCCCCTAGTTGTGCCATAACCACCACCAGCGCCCGGCGTGTCGCGCGATCCGCTTTGACCAGCAGACGCTACTAGTATTTCAGTGCTACCTATAGCAATTGCTGTTCGCTTTGTATTGTTACCGACAGTGAAAGAAAATAATTTTTCTGTGTTTAGTACATAATTATTTTTCTCTACTAACGGAGACGAACCACCACCCCCACCACCACGAACATAATTCCAGCCACGGTCTCCATTCCCACCAGAGTTTCCACCCCCACCGCATCCAGCAAAAAGATATTTAGCTGGTGGTAACTCCATACTGAAGGATTTTCTTATCAATAATTCATCATCAGATACAACCACATAATAACTATCCGGTATATCTGATGGTATGTATTCTGATAGCGGTTTATACGCAGCAGCCGTAAATCGTAATAGATGTCTTCCGAGCATTAGGCTATCCCCGTCATGGCTTGCGCTGCGTAATACGTCGTGCCGCCATCAATGGTAAAGAAGGTTATCACGTCGATACCGCTCGCCATAAGCAACGGAGGCGTTCCGCCAGCCCATTTGAAAGAGGACGGCCACGTTACATTATGCGCACCACCATTGGTCAGGACAAGAGTTCCGAGTTGAAAGGAGTTTCCGGTCCTGGCCGTGACATCAAATTCAGTATTAGTTACCACGGTATAGGTAAAGTTATTGGCGATTGTCAGGTCAATGTGCCTGTTCGCACCCGGGACCCTAGTCAAGGATTCGGCCACCGCACCGGTCAGGGTTCCACCGGAAAGTTCCAGGTAGTCTTTCAACCAGGTTTTATTCAGGTTCCCAGCATCATCGGCTACCGGCACGGCATAGGGATGCGCAATATCGCTGGCATAGACCACGCCCTTTATTTCCTTATCGGCATCACGCACGCCGATACTTCCATTGGGCATGAAGTCGATATTCGCTCCGATTTTAACCAGACCAAACACATCCTTGCTGGCGTGGGGAGGGGTAGTGTCCGCAGCACTGGCCATGGGATGACCACCAGCAGTCGAACCGTCATGGACGACAACGACATTCTTGTCAGTATCGACGGTAAGCTCACCGGGGAGACCCGTATATGTTGCGTGCTGGGCAGTCGTCCCCCTGAACTGCTGGACAGGACTGGAGTTGTTTCGCGCCATAAGTATATACCTACCTCTTTATATGCTGTATTAGGAGGGGATATGTCAAAGACTGCCCTCTCGAACAAGAGGGTCCAGCCAGGGTGATTCCACGGCTGGACCCTCGATGAGAAAACGCTTAGTCGTCCATGGTACCGTAGTCGGAGTAGACCATCAGCTTGCCATTGTCGCACTGAATCTGGTTGCCCACAGTCGCGGAAATCATGGAGCAGCCCAGAGAACCTTCAGCGTTGCCGACCATATCATTGACGATACTCTCGACCGGAGCCTTGAGGTCGTTTTCAGTCAGCAGCGCACCCTGGTCAGTGCCGGTCTTGATGACGTTACCGGCGTTGGCAGACACGACCTTCACGGACAGCTTGCCGTCGGCACCCGCCTTGAGGGCGTTGTTCGTGTCAGTGGAGACCGTATTGGTGAAGTCCACCACGATGTTGCCGCTTTCGTCGAACTTGATACCCGTGCCCAGCTTGGCAGAGATGGTGTTGCCGACGATGGTGATACCCTGACCGGCAGTGTACACATCGATGAGTTCGGTGACATCCACATAGGTGTCAACCACGCGGTTGTCGGACAGCGCCCAGATGAAGTGCAGGTAAGTACCGGCCTTCAGACCCACCTGGGGCGTGAAAGAGACAGTACCGCTGATGGTCGTACCAGACACATTAAACGTGACGGAAGCCGTGGAATTGTCATCGAAGGTCACACGGGCCGGACTGGTACCACCTTCGACCGTTTTATCGTTGCCGTCAAACACGACACGCACAGCAGCGACGGACGTGCCGCCGGTGAGCATTTCAGTGCTGAAGGTAGCCGTACCAGCGGTACCCTTGGTGGTCTTGATCGGGACGCCGACAGCCTTGGCCCAGTTGCCCGCCTGGTCACGGAACATCAGGGACAGGTGGTAGTCACCCTCCACAGCCTCACCGGCGGCATCGGGGTTGCCATGCACCAGTTCGACACCCTTGAGCACGGAAGTGCTGGACGGGATGGTCACAGTGGCAACTTCGGTAACACCGTCATGGCCGATGATTTTCAGCTCGCCGGAATACTGATGGTAGGTCATGCTGAGGTCGGCGGCAACCTTGCCGTCGGCATCATGCAGAATCTTGTCGCCTGCGCGGATGATGAGGTCGGCGTCAGGAGCCTTGGCATACAGCTTGGAATCAGTACCCACGGACAGACCGTTGTTGGCATCGCCGGACACCAGGTCGGTCGCCAGGGAATGCATATCCACAGTAAGCGCCAGGTCCCCGGCAAGAGTGCCTTCCGTACCGGCATTCACTTTCAGATGAGTGTCACCCGTAATCTTGCGGTCTTCGCGTGCCATAGGCACGCCACCGGCGGTAACGCCGTCGTGGACGACCACGACCTTCTTGTCGGTATCGACGGTGAGTTCGCCGATTTTGCCCGTGTACGCAGCATGTTGAACAGTCGTACCGCGATACTGCTGGATAGCATTAGGAGTTTTACGCGCCATAATTTAGCACCTTTCAAAGTTGAGTGTTTTATATATCGATATACCGCCGTACTACCGGGGCATATCCCCTCTGTCGAGCGGCGTGTACGCACCCTTGTCCGTACCAGCCACGAGCAGGTTGTCTCTGTCGGCAGACACGACCACGACTTTGAGCTTGCCGTCAGCACCGAGTCGCAACACGTTGTCGCTGTCGGAAGACAGCAGCTTGGAACAATCAATACCGAGCGACCCGTCAGGACGTATCACAAGCGGGTCATCAGCACCACCATGACCAATATCGATAACGAGGTCATTGTTCTTGAGCGCCAGACCGGCACCGGGCGAGATGCCGATACCGCCCACGGGGTCACACTTGATGGCCCCCTCAGGGTGGAGCTTCACGGACACGACCCTGTCGGTACTGATGTTGATACCGCAGCCTTGCGTGTATACATCAGCCAGCGCCGACATATCAACATAAACGTCCTGCACGGTGCCGTCGGCCAGCGCATAGATGAAGACCAGATATGTCCCGGGAATGAGACCGATACCGGGAGAAAAAATCACATCGAGATTCGTAGCGTCAGGCGACACCACAAGACGGGAACCATCCGCGAACTGCAAGGGGGCCATACCGTCGAGGAACGCCTGCTCGACCACCTGCCCGTTGAAAATACCCCTGACACGCACGGCGCCAATGGCGGCAACGGACGCGACACGGGTCGAAACAGCCTCATCCTTGCGTGCTTTGACCGTGACCGGCACAGGGTCACTCCACGTCCCGTCAGGCTGCATGAACACGAGCGAGAAGTGGTAGTCGCCCTCGATGGCTTCACCCGCCACGCTGGGTGTACCGTCCACCAGATACACACCCTTGAGCGAAGAACTGGCCCCGGGGACGCGCACGGTGGAAATCACGGTCTGACCGTCATGCCCCAGAATATCGAGCTTTCCGGTGTCGGGGGCGTATGCCAGCGAGAGACCAGAAGAGATATGCCCGTCCTTGTTCTCATACAGGATGGCATCATCCCCAGCCAGAATATCCTTCATGGACAGGTAGACACCCTTGTCGGAACCAGGATGTACCAGGTTGCCCTCATCGGCAGAGATGACGGGAAGATTATCCTGAATGTCCTCTTTGGTCAGGATGATTTTATGGTCTACCGGGTCGATGGTCAGCAGGTTGAGATGCCCATTGGACAGCACGTCGTTGGCCGTGAGCAGGGCCCCGCCGTCACCCCCCTTGATGACCAGGTTGTCCCCTTCACCGGAGACCACTGTCACAGGAGGCACGAACAGCGCATCATCACTGCCGGTTCGCAACTGGTTGTCTGCATCTTTCGAGACCAGGCTTGCAGCCATGGTCTTCTTGTCCTGGACATACAGCTTGCCGTCACGCTCGGTCAGGGCGTTATCGTCGGCTGCGGACACAAGGTCACGGGCATAGACGGCCAGACCGTCGTCCGTCACCTGCAAGATGTTTGGGGCACCGGAACCGGACACACCCCCAACCGGCAGCGCATCGGCGGAGACGAACTGCCCGGCAGGGAGTTCGGAAAACTGCTTGTTCTCCTGGTCAAAAACGATAGGGCGCTTCATAGCATCAGCCATCGGTATCTCCTTCACCACGCCCGCAATTTGTATCCTTGCATCGGGCACAATCTTCCTGGAACGGGCATTGCTTTTTATGCTGTTCACGTTGCTCCAGCGTCATGGTACGATGTAACTCGCTAATATCCAGACTGTCCATCAAATCGACGAACTTGTACCCGGACTTCCAACGAATCAAGGCATCCACAAGTTTCATGCCCCCAGCGGAAAGAAAAATCGTAACACCGAGGTCAGTATCAGGCGAGCGTTCAAAACCGAAAAGGGGCAAACATAACGTCACGCTTACGGCCACGATGGCCATAAAAGCACTGGAAAGCAGGATGTTGAAAAATGCGCTGAAAAAATCACGGTGAAGATAGCTGCGCTTCACGCCATGCCATCCCTGATACAGCGCAATGATGAAAGCGCCTGCTATGAGCGGCCACAACTCAACAAGCAGGTTTATGTAGGCACTATTACGCCCTGTAACGGTATCAGAGTCTATAGGAGGGATACTCATATGATACTTTATCATCCCGTGATTCATTTACCATTTCATGGCCATGACTTCTGCATAACTCGACCGGTGAACCAGGCCGCCCACACGCTTGTACTTCACAGCGCGGTCTTCTTCACGTCCGCGTACAAGGGCCACATGAACCCAGCCGTCAGGAAGATTTTCAGCGATGAGTTCCGTAAATGGCAGTTCAGTAGCAATGAAAGAGAAGATGTCACGCAAGGAGACATCTTTACGAACAGGTTCGATGTCGGCTGCGGAACCGGAACAATGGTGGGACGTGGCGGATGACCCCGGGATGACCTTGTTCAGCGCTGCGCTGCGATACCCGGAAGTCACCCTGATGGGACCAAACTTGTCCCGAACCGGCTGCAAGACTTCCCGCGCCAGATACTCCATATTGCACCAGACGCAATCCTTGTCGGGGATATTCTGGATACCTTCACGCAGGGCCGTATCAGAACGCAAAAATTCCTCGTAAGTGAAATTCGGCGCACCGAAAATAGGACCCTTCTTCATACGTCAAGACCTCCAAAGAAAAAGAGCGGACAAAACATGTCCCACGAAGAAAACATGTCCGCCCGCTCTTCCGAATGAATACAACTATCTTCGAGCCGGTGTCAATATTCGTCGGGTCGCTTCAACCTGCTACGAAGCCGCTCCACGTCCTCTTGCGTCACGGAATCCTTTTTCCAGGTTTCGATGATGGCTTGCACCGCAGGGAGCCCGTAGACGGAAACCAGCTCAAGAATTTGCAACACCAGTTTGATGTCGATGGAGTTACTCACGGTTGACCTCCTTCACATCGACACCGAGGTCGATGGCGGCCTTGAGAAGTTCTTGCAGGTCCTTGGTCATCTTATCGACAAGAGCCTTGAGATTGTCGCGTTCCATAGCACCCGGGGACGAAAGCCCCTCAGAAGCCCGCATATAGGTCAGAAGACCGCTGACCGTCACCTGGTAAGCATCGTAATACACCAGGGCGGCATCCTTGAGTTTCTCCCAGTCATCATCCTGGAGTTTGCCCTGCGAATGCATGTCACTGGCAGCAGTCATCACCATATCATAGGTGATGGCACTGGTCTCCAGCGTTTTGTACGCCGTGAGCGTGATTTCATCCTGGGCCGCGCAACCCACCAGACTTGCCGTGAGGGCCACGACAATGAAGAAATAACGGAACATGTAAACCTCCTTTTACACTTTTCCGCGTGTGATGACCAGCGGGCGGCCCTTAATCCACCCCTTGTCGCTAAACGCCGTGAGATGCACCTTAGTCCCATCATCAGTAACCAGGTCATACTGGTACGGCGCATACCCGGGACGCGAAGCATAATATGCCGTATATTGCTTACTCTTGTACGTCACACGCATACCATGGCGGCAGTCTTCTTCGGTATGGTGCGCGTGGAAGTCGTAATCATTCTGTCGCCACTCCTGCCCAGCCGCAAGAACAGGCGTAGTCACAGTACCCAAATCGACGAAATATTTGGGAGTGCTGCCGTTGCAATCATTTTTGGCGAGTTCGATACGCATGGAGAGGGATGCCGGTTCCGGCGTCATATCACCGTAATCGCTCGCGATATAGGCAAAATTTTTCATATGTTAAACTCCTAAGCGGGAGAGACTTCTACCGAAACAGTGTATCGACGATAGTATTGATTTCTTCCCGCATTACAATGCAGAATAAGCGAAAAACTTCCAGAACTCAAACACGAAAAAGCCCCCGCTCGTGCGGGGGCTTCGCTTACATCATTACTGAACAGCAGCGCTTAGGCGTCCATCTCGAAGTGATCGCAGACAGAGAATGCCTTAGTACGGAAACCGAACTTGCCGCAGGTGAGTTTTTCTCCATATTCTCCTAAGCGACGGTAGTGCTTACAGGTATTGCAGGCTTCGATTCGCGCCTGTTCCTTCCACCCGACAGATTTCTTGGGTACTCTCTTTCCTTCAGGCATAGTCGTCTCCTTTGTTCACAGCATGGCGCCTACGAGGCGCTGTATCACTTGACATCCTCCCCCGCCTAAAGTCGGGGGATTCCTATCGGTAGCGGCTCTAACGAGCCGCGCCACAGGCGGGGTCCTGGAAATTTTGAAATCAAGCGGGACGATGATGAAGAGTTTCATATCTCTACCACCTCGAAGTCGAAGTCCATACTGGAAGCCCTGTCCTGCAAATATTTTTCAGCCGCGAAATCTTTAGCCATATCTTCACTTTCGGCTTCGATTTCATACTCTTCTTCGTTGAGAATAGAGTTAGGAGAAATGAGAACTTTGTACTTAGGCATCAGTATCTCTCCTGATATTTCCCATCGACAAAGTCAGCTTCACTGACACTACGCGCTTCCATGTCGATGTCATCGTCATCAAGATGATTCCATTCGTCAGGCAGCATATCACGCGCCTTGGCGAATGCTTCCTCATAATTTTCGGCCTCGATGATATATGTCTTCGGGCCTGCCATAACCTTGACTGCGAATTTATAACTCATCGTAATTTACTCCTTCTTCTGATATTCTCCATCGACAAAGTCAGCTTCCGTATCATCGCCTGCGCAAGTACAAATCGCCTTCGTCGGCGAAACTCACCAGGTCGAAATAGGATGTGTTGATGGTAGGCAAGACAAGGTCGTTCACCAGCAAGTCGTCGTAGTCTTCGTCACTCCTGAAATCATGGAAAATGACGTGGGAGTAATTCTTCCCGTTCACGCCATACAGTGCTCCGTAGTAATTGAACAGCAGCACTTTTGCCTTCTTGCAGGCCACGAAAGCCTTCTTGCAGGCCACGAAAGCCTGTCGGAGTTGTGCGAACGCTTTCTGCTGCGTGGCGGTAAGTTCATAATCTTTTTCATCCGACATGACTCAGTCCTCCAGACTGGCGAGTATGACAGGCGCGAGACGCTGGATAGTGCCGCGAATGGTCTGCATACGAATCGTGTGCTGCTCGGAACCGGTAAGGATTTCGTCGTCTTCAGGGAAAAGCCATACATCGTAAGGGCGAAGAAGCACATGCAGCGCCTTATGAACGGCCAGAGACTTCATCCCGCGCTTGTAGACGACCGAGGATACTTCCTCTGCCAGATGTACGATACACCCGGGACCGAACTTTTCAAACGCAACACCAGCATCATCGTCGCAATTCTTGAGCTTCGTGAAAGTGTACTCGTACTGAGTGAGTCCAAGCATCTCTACGACACGCATGAAGGTCTTCTTGAAGACTTCGTAATCCTTGTCAGAAGTCTTCACTTGACGCAAAACACGGGACAAAGACTCCTGTGTCTTAATATCGAATGCATTCATTACTTGTTCTCCATGAGGTCGGAGATTATGACCACGAGCCATATCAGCATCAGGATGATGCGAACCACGGCCCCGGCCTGGACCCACCCCGGCATAGTGGACAGCGTGTACAACACACCAAACACATCAGTCACGATACCGAAAACAACGAGAGCGATGGCAAAGGCCACTACACAGTACGCACGCGACATGGATTAACCCTTCCCGGAAAGTGTTTCATCAGTAGAGTCTTTCGCCGTAGTGTCGGCCCTGCTGAAAGGATGTTTCACAGGCAGCAGTTCAGGATGCCCCAGGGCGGGTAAAAGCGCGTCGAAGAAAAATTTCCACTCAGGGAGCTTGTGGTTCTCACGCTGTAAGATGATGTTCTTCAGGACCGCATAATTCCCCGTCCAGATACGACGCTGCAACCAGCTCTGCGGGAGACAGGCATTGAGCGTGCTGAAATCCTTGTGCTTCCGCAAGTCTTCCAGGAAGTCGATATAGAAATCAGGAACGTACCCGAACTCGAAGCAGTCCTTCGTGATAGGGTTCTTCAGCAGCGTGTGCATCGTGGACTCGGACTGCGCCACGGTGGACACCTTATAGGTGTCCATCTGCTTCCACCAGTACAACGGCGCCGTGATGTCGAGGATGACACCAATCTGCCGCAGGAACTTGTCGTGGCCGCTGCTGCCGTACAGCGCGAGCGTCGGCGCAAGTTCGCACAGCCTGGACCATTCATCATGTTGCTGGGCCTCTTCAGGCGTCGCATACCCGGACACCTTCCCATACGACAGCCCGATACCGAACAGGGCCTCTTCGTACCCAAACTCTTTCATCAGCCGAACACGCATATCAGTTGTCCTCCTTGAGCCATGCAGCCAGCACAGCTTCCCCTTCCTTGGTCAAAAGATAATACCCACGCACATTGCCGCGATGTCTGGGCAGTCCAATACGAATGAGGAACCCCTTGCCACACAGCTTGTTGGCCATCGCGCAGGCCCGCATGGCAATACCCTGACGATACCGCGCAGACGGTTTCCCGGTCTTCAACGGCCTCAACGCACTGATACCCAGCACATAGCCGAACGCCTGACCCCTCGGCAGGTCAGCCACGGCCTTCAGGATGCGATATTCCGACAGTGTCAGCATCAGTCGCCTCCCGTTGACCCGAAGCCCTTCGTTTCCCTGTATGTGTGCGACAATTCCTCGACCACGGCGAACTCAACGTCGATGCTGAGACCCTTGTTGATGTCAGCGACCACGAGCGCCGGGGCCATGATGGTCGGCACGATGATGAGCTGCGCCACCCTCTGGCCCTCATAGTAGGCCACGGTCGGCTTACGCAGGAGCGACGCGGCGCCTCTGGCCTGCACGCTGTCCGCTTTGCGGAACAACACCTTCACCGTGCCCCGATAATCAGGGTCGATGACCTGGACACCGCTGCCCATCATCTCGAGACCGGAACACACCACAGAGCTGCGGGCCACGAGCAGACCTGCAAACCCCACGGGCAACTCCATCTCCATACCGGTGTCAAAACAATAGACCCCATTCCGCCGTGTGAGCTTCGCACCCCAAAGGTCGAACCCCACGGCACCGCTGCTCATGCGACACGGGACCTTCGCTCCCGAGAGTCGGAGCCTGCACGGGATGATGACAGCCATATCTTCCTCCTTGTTGTGATGCATAGTAAAGCATAGTAAGTTGCAAAGGTCAACAAAAAACCCTCCCGCGTCAGAGAACGGGAGGGTTCTGAGAGGTGTGGCTCACCAGGAACGCACAGACTGATGCTCCACAGAGGAATATATCCGGTCCCTGCACCATCCCGGGCGTATCACCCTTGTTTCACCCGGGACAGCGTTCAGGCAATTTTGGTTGTACCCCAGGGGTGCGCCTTAGTCAACAGCAAGCCGTATCCAGTGTGCCTTTTCTTTTGGCGGGGTCGTCCGTCTACAGATGCCCCTGAGGTACAAATATCAATATTGCAGCGGCGGCGGAGAGAACATCTCCAACATCTCCATACCGGAGACCCCATCAGCAGGTGTCCAGAAGGGCGACAGCCCTCGCATGGCTCGCAGCAACGCTGCATCGTAAGCTCTGGTGCCCCGCCCCATCAGCTCAACCGCAGGCGGTATGGGGCGGGGACTTTAAGTTTGGCGTTCCAGGGTGAGCGTCCGGTCGCGTACCCCAGAAATACATCAGGTGTGCAGTCACCTAACGACAAACAACACAAAACGACACATCGTCTTGCTGTTGGCTGTTTCAATCCACAGTCGCCCCGTCCGCCGACTGACTCCGCAGCCGACGGATAGGGGTCGTGCGGATTGCCCCTCCCTAAAGGGAGAGGTTACGGAAAAGGATTTCATCGGCTCCGCCGTCTTGTCAACCACTCTTTTCCCCCTGAAGAGGGAGGTTTCAAACCACAAAGGAATTTTTGATGAACCTACTCGGAAGAAGCCTCGGCGTCAAGAACTTTAGGGGCCAGGGCCAGAATCTTGTGCATGGCCTGCCGCAGATACTCAGCCTCCCACTCCGCATCGCACAGAGCATGGTGTGCGATGGCAGTATCAGGAACTTCGACGGTGATACCGAGGGACTTCGCCATGAGCTCCACGGTCCTGAGCGACTGGTTGTTCCGGTAGGTCCACACCTTCGACAAGAAAGCGGAATCATCATAGCACGCAATCGCATCACGCCAGATGACATTATCGAACTCCGGTCCCTTTCCCCAGAACTGCACATCGGCGCAGGACATCAGGTCAGGGTCCGGCATGACCCAATCCACAAAATTTACCACTGCCCACCGCGGGGCATAAGCATCGGCATGGAACACCGCTTCCCGTGCAGCAGGACTGGTCTTCAGGGCCCACCACCGTACCGTATCATAATCCATGGCCCGGCCCGGCTGGTCGTCACCACGAATGGCACGATAGAACCTGCCGATGACTTCATAGTGTTCGTCGAGGGCCACGGCACCGATGGCTATGATGACAGGTCTGAGACCAAGCCCGAGGGTTTCGATGTCGATGACCACATGCGACAGAGTGCTGTCCATACATATGTGTTCGGTCAGCCACCCCCGTTCGATACCATATCCTTCCTTATTCATGTATGCCTCCTGGTGTTTCAGAGGTATATACAACAACAGCAGCAATACATCAAGTGGATAACAAAAATTTTTCCCGGCAGACGTGAAGATATTCGAGGGTGGGGGCCTGTCCAGATGGGGTGGGGGGAGGAAGTAATTTGGAATAGTGATGCATAGTAGGAGAGTTACGAAGGTGGAGGGAGGACGTTGGAATAGTAATGCATAGTAGGAGAGTTACGAAGGTGGAGAAGGTTGTGAGCGCAGCACAGAATGTATGTTTTCTCTACAGGTCAACGAAACCGCCGTCCAAACCCACCCGGCCCTCACCGAACGCGCCGCCGACCTCGCGACCATGCCAACGCATAAGTACCTGAAATCATTGAACTTTCTTGTTTACAAAATACGTTATTGACACAACCCCTTGTCTGTGACAGTCTAACCTTAACAGGAAGAAGGAACCGCCTAGCGGACAGCCTCCCCTGCCTTGATCTTTGACAATGCGGCCTGCCCGCCCATCCGCCTTGCGCCTTCCAGCGCCTAGGCGCCCACAAGCGCCCCCCTCGCGTCTGCCATCGTGCCACGTCGACAGGGGGCAGGGTGCCCGCTGGAAGACCCCGCAAGGGGCACGGATGAAAAGGCATAGTATCCGGCATCATGCCGTGCAGGCCAGACATAGAGGCACCACACGGAAGGGGGAAAGGGCATAGGAGACAACGCCATGACCCAGACCCAGACCCAGACCCAGACCCAGACCCAGACCAGCAAGCCCAGCGCCATTCCCACGGCCAAGGTCTTCGCCGGGTACGTCGACGAGCTGATGGCCGCCGGGGCGGCGGTTGAAAAGGTGGCGGCCAAGATCGCACTGGCCGCCACCAGACAGGCCGCCCATCGGGCAAGCCTGACCTACCTCAACGCAGCCCACGCCGCTTTCAAGTCCTGCCATCTCACCTGCCTGCCTCAGCTCACGAGGTTCGCGCTTGGCGTGCTTGGCGGCTTGGCCGCCGATGACAAGGGCAATCCCACGATTGCCCGGTCAAAGTCCGTCTTGCGCGTCACAGACGCGCAGGAGAGGAAGCAGAACGGCGGTGACGCTTTTGCTTGGGCGGTTGAACCGAAGACCTCCCAAGCCAAGGAAGAGCTGGCGCGTGCACGCAGGGCGCTGGCGCACCCGGACTTCGCGGACTTCCTGTCCGCGCCCACGGCGGCGGCAAAGTATCTCAAGGAAGACGGACTTACTCAGTCCGAACGTGAGCTGATGGCGCTGCTCAATTGGGCGCGCCGTAATAACAAGGCTGCCACCAGCAAGCGCGCTGGGGAGCGCGGCTACAATGAGCTGCAAGGCGCATTGAAGGTCATAAAGACCATGTTCAAGGAATTCAACGAAGAATAACAAAACAACCTCTCCCCCTTCCATGTGATGCCTCTATATCTGGGATACCCGCCTGAGTGATAGGTAAACGACGGAACCGCACATGTGGCGCGCTCCAGGAATCTGGTGCGTCCAGTGTGAACATGTGCGGATAGTGTCGTGTGGTATGAAGACACGACACAAAGGGCCGATGTCTGACAAGCATACTGCGTGTGTGAGTCATACATAGTGGCCCATGTTTGACTAGCACACGGCGTTAAATTATTACGTCGTGTGCTAGTCAAACACTTATTGCCTACGCAGGAATGCTCGCGGAAGTTGTATGACAGGCCGTGTTCGCCTTCGCAGGAATGCTCACGGAAGTTGTACGACATGCCGTGTGCGCCTACGCAGGAATGCTCGCGGAAGTCGAAACGAAAAACAACTTACGTTAAATTTAATAAGTTTTCCTAATAAGAAAATCGGCTTTTTCGTGAATGAATTTTTACGATTTTTGCTTAATTTTCACTCACGCGAAAGTTTAGCTCACAGATAAGTGCAGGTGTGAAACTTTTGCGTTAGTGCCAAACTTTCGCGTGAATGCAGCACGAAAACAACACAACGCAGGATAAAAATTACGTTGCATTCTAAAATGTAATACAAACTCACGCATAAGTTTGGCACTAACGCAAAAGTTTCACAGTTTGACTTTTGCGTGAAAATGAACTTTCAATCTTCTATGCGTTTTCCTGCGTAGGCTGCATGTCACCAAACGCCAAGGGAGAGATAAAGAAAAAAGTAAATAATAATAATATATATTCTTCCTTCTCATGTAAGAAATTTCTTTTGATTTTTTCTGCCGATTTTGGGGCTTTTTCTGAGGATTTTTTCGAGGTGGAGAATGTTGTGCGTTTTTCGCTTTTGCACATGTTTTTTGTGCTGTTTTCCACCTTCCTCGAAATCTTGGCCGTTTTATCCCACAGAGCCGTAAAACTTTCAAACTTCTATGCGTAACCCTCTCTACCGTCGAAACCTTCTCTACTTCGCCACCTACGCATACAAGTTTTCAACCCTAAAAAGTGTCGAGGGAGGACACACAAAATGGCCGTGAAGTTGTATCGTTTGATTAACGCCAGTAAGACCCGAAAAGGACGTGCGGCATGGCGGCTTGACGAGGTGATGTATCCGGCAAGCCTCCCCTGCAATCCGGTAATGCCGGATGAATTGCAGGCGGCAATCTGGAAACAGCTCGACGAAGAATCTTGGTTCCCGCCCATCGTGGCGTTCGAGTGGCACGACGGGAATCTGTACTTGGTGCAGCATCCGCGTAACAACAGCACCGTAGAACAGGTGCTGACGGCATGGCGCAAGCTGCACAAAGGAGACTAGGCCATGATTCTTTGTGATACCTTGTCGGGCTTCTCCATCACGGTGTCGGTTTACTGTGATGGAGACACCATCATAGCGGTCTACAGAAATGCCTCTGGGGAAGCTGTTGACCGCAGCTTCAATCCCACGCCGGAACAAATCAACCGCCGTCTGGCCGAGCTGGACGGCACGGAATAAAAGGAGGTCCCTATGCGCACCAACAACCCTGTTTCCCGTCGGGTTTCTTCTGATGAGCGCGCCCACTGGGACGTGCTGGAGCGTGAAGAACTGCGGCTGGCCTCCCGCCATACGGCGCAGGAGGCTGATAGCCCTGTCGTGGTGACGCGTCACCCGGCGCTGGTGGAATACCTGACCGAGCTGGGCGTTGTGCCCGCCGGTACGGAAGTCGTGACGCACGCCACGGCTGAACAGGTTCGTGGCCGCCATGTCTTCGGCGTGCTGCCGCTGCATCTGGCGGCAGAGGCGCGCAGGGTGACGGAAGTTCCCCTGTATGTCCCTGCTGAACTGCGCGGTGTCGAGCTGACGCTGGCGCAGGTTCGGCAGTTCGCCGGGCCGCTGACCTCTTATGTGGTCTTTCGTTCCCCGGCAGGCCGTGTGTAACCTTTACCCCGGCCCTTCTTCGGGCCGGGCTTTTGGAGAAAGCACTATGAAAAAGATTGGACTGAAGTTGTCTGACATCCGTTCTGTGATGGAAGAAACCTACAGGCACATCGGCAAGGTTACGGGCCACGACGATGTCGACCCCACCAAAGAACAGCATCATTCCAGTGTCATCCACACTCCGAAGAGCGAAGCCTCCAACGAAGCGGTGCTGGTGTGCTGGAATGCTGTCTCTGCGGCTTCCAGCGCTGATGAGATGACTCCGAACGACTTCGACGCTGGCCTGCTGCTGACGGGATATGCCGAACCCGAAGTTACTGGCGCCATCATCCTGACCATGTGTGACAGGCTGCTCAAGGTCGGCGTCGAAGCCGGGGCCTTCCCCGACATCAGCGTTCCGCTGGCTATGCTGGCGTCGAGCATCATCCCGGACATGTCCGATGATGACAGGTGCGGCCATGCCTAGCGGTACTCCCCGCTTGTATATCGACCTCAACAGCGGCGAGGTCTTCCTCGGCCTCGCCGCTGTGCGTCTGGCGCGTCCCGGCGCGTTCATCGTCCCTGTGTCCTGGGATGACCCTGACCTCAACCCTGCTGACCCTGCCACTTGGGCAGGCTATATGGAGAAGCACCATGTGTAGACCCAACAACAAGATTTCCAAGGCCGCTGCGCAGGCGTTCATCGAGCGCCGTCCCTTCCGCCGGGACAACACGGAAGTCGTCGTCACTTCCCCCTCCTGCGCCGTGATGAAGTTGCGCGGCAACGTCATCGGCGAGAACTCCGCGTCCCGTGGGATGCATCTGACGATGGCTGGCTGGGGCACCGTGACCACGGCGGCCCGGCTCAATGCCGTCATGCTGGCCCTGGGGTTGGGCATCCGCTGGTTCCGCAAGAACTGGGAGTGGCACTACGGCGACAGGGTGCTGGAGAGCACGAACGAAGTCGTGGAAGTGGAGGTGTAACATGGAATATTGCCTCTACGACTTCGGTGAGATTTTCACCGGCAAGAAGTCGGGCAAGCTCGTGCCCGGCTTCACCGGCGACCCTGTGCATCCGCTGGCTCCGGCCTGCGTGGCCGACTATGAGTACCCGGCGTGGGCCCGTGACGTGTTCCTGTGGTGGTGCGGCGAGAAGCCCGAGCCGTTATACATCGGCGGCCCGACGGGCTGCGGCAAGTCAAGCCTTATCCGGCAGGTGGCGAGCCGCCTGCTCTACCCTGTCTATGAGGTGACGGGGCACAGCAGGCTGGAGACTCCCGAGCTTGTCGGCCATCATGCCTTGAAGGACGGCGCCACTGTCTGGGTGGACGGCCCGCTCACCTCAGCCATGCGGCATGGTGGCATATTCTTAATCGACGAAGTGGACTTGCTCGACCCGGGCACGGCCACTGGTCTGAACACTGTGCTCGACGGCGCTCTCCTGTGCATTCCTGACACGGGAGAGACTGTCATGCCCCATCCCGGGTTCCGGTTTGTCGCAACGGCGAACACCTTCGGCGACGGTGACATGTCGGGCAGGTATCAGGGCACGCTGCGGCTGAACGCCGCCTTCATGGACAGGTTCGTGGTGCTTGAGGCCAAGTTCCTGCCCGAAGTCGCGGAGCTGCGCCTTCTCGCCCGTCGCGCCCCGTCGCTGCCGGAAGACTTGCGCAAGGGCATGGTGCGGCTGGCGGGCATGGTGCGCGACCAGTCGAAGCTGCCCAGCGATGTGCCCCGAGCCCAGGCCCTCGAAGGTATGACCTTCTCGACCCGCACGCTGCTCCGGTGGGCGACGTGGACGGAAGCGTGCAGGCCGCAGGCCATGCGGGCCGGTGAAGCCCCTGTGGCGTATGCGCTCACGAGAGCGCTGGGCAACAGGTGCGGGGAAGGCGGCAGGCGTGTGCTGGATGAGCTTGTCCAGCGTGTGTTCGACATCAGCAAGTAGGAGACTGTCATGAGCAAGTATCACGAGGAATATTCCCTGCGGTACAAGGTAGAGTTCCGTCCCGATGAATTCGCCGACGACCCGAGGACGTTCGCACACCCTGCCATCCGCATCATCTGCGCGCCGAACAGGTACGGCATCGGTGACGAACAGACCTGGCACCGTTCGCAGACCCCCATGCCGAACCATGCCCACCTGCCGCTCTACATTATGGACCACAGCGCCGTGCATATCAGCCTGACGCCGTTCGCCGGGGCCGGGCCGGATGCGTGGCAGATAGGCGTCGTGGACATCGACATCCTCGCCTTCGCCGGTTCGTCGGAGGCCATGCTCAAGGCCGTGAATGATGCCGTCGAAGACTACGATGCCTGGCTCAACGGCGAGGTGTACACGCTGGTGTACAGGGAGCGCGGGACGAACGTCCCCATCAAGAAGGACGAAGGCGTGTACGGCTACGTCAACGCTGTGCAGACGGCGCTCGCCGAGCTCGACAGGCTGGACGCCGTGCGTCCCTACCAGCTCCGTCTCCCCGGCGTGCCGGACAGGCGCCATGCCGATGCGGTGTAAGTGAGACCTTTGGCCACGGCTCCCATCGTGCGGGGCCGTGGCCGGATGAAGAATGGAGGATTGACCTATGGGTATCTACAGTGATGTTGCCCTGGTGATGAACGCCAAGGGTATGGAATGTTTCAACGCGCAGCTCGAAAAGCTGGACAGGGACATGCGTGATGACGTGCTGGAGTTCCTCGACGGGGCCGATGAAGAGGCCGAGAGCGCGAGCGAATGGCTGCTGTGCTGGCGTGACATCAAGTGGTACGGAGACGACACTATCGACGTGCTTGTGGGTATCCTGGATGCGATGCCCAAGGCGTACTACAGGTTCAAGCGCGTTGAAGAGACGGGCGACACCGAATACTACGGTAGGCTGTGTGGCGAGTTCAATGTCGTCGCCGTGCACAAGCTGGAGTGGAGGGATACGACGGTTGTGCCTGCGCCGACGATGTACTCTCTGCGACCGCCCGTCATCACGTCTGAGGATGTGGCCGATATGCTCGGCATGACCGTGGCCCAGGCCGAAGAGTTCCTGCTCGATAACAGCACCCGCATCATCCAGCGCATGATGGCCTCGGCGTGGTCTGCTATTGCCGACATCAAGCGCAGCATGTGAGGATACGACGATGACGCGCAAAGAATACCTCGACCTTTCCCGTCTCGGCGACAACAGCATCGCAGCCTTCCATCTGTACTGTGGCCAGTTCGTGACGCCGTATGTGACGGAAGTCGTGCGGACGCGTATCGGTGAAGACCGCATCCGGGCGTCGAAGGACGTGCACTTCAACGACATCCCCCTCAAGCTGTGGGATGAGCTCGTTCCGCTTGTCCGTCACGGCATCTCCGTCAGGAACGAAGACATCAACGGGACGCGGTGCGTGTCCATGTGCGAGTGCGTGTGCACGATGAAGACGGCGGCCCATATCATCAGGAACAGTTTCAACGACTAGGAGGAAAGCACCATGTCTGAGAACAACGTGAGCTACATGAACAACTGCGTGTACTTGAAGCTGGACATCTCCATCTGGACGGGCAAGGCCCGCCTCACCCCCGAAGACATCCCCGATGCCGTGGTCGACATGCCGCCCGAGGCGCTGGCTACGCTTGGTTCCAAGCGCATCTTCGACCCGCAGGCGTTGCGCCCCTTCAACACGGCGAAGACCCGGGCGTTCCGCACCTGCGACCAGTACGGTGTGCGCTGCATGGGTGGCTGGCTGGTGGACAACGGCGTCCTCAACAATCTGACTGCCGAGCTCGACAAGCTGCGCGGAGAGTTTGAATACAGCGTCGGTACGTTCATCTCCACCTATGAGGATGGGGCATCCAACTGGCTCCAGCAGTTTCCCGCATGGGAGGGCATCATCCGTGCCGCCTTGCCCGATAGCACGGACATCGGGAAGAAGTTCGCGTTCAGGTATTACGTCCTCAAGGTGCAGACCGAGAACTACGATGCCCAGGATGCGACTTCCGAGGCCCCGTCAACGGCTGCTGCCACCATCGCCGCCGAGATTGCCCGCATCAGGGAGCAGGTGTTTGGCGATGACCGCACGACGCCCGTGACCAGCAAGACCTTCTGCTGCCTCGATACCCTCGCAGACCGGTGTGACAACATGTCCTTCGTGCATCCCGGCTTTGCCCATCTGGCCCATCTGCTCCGTAGTATCGTGGTCAACAGCACCGACGTGAATGTCGTGCGTGCCTTCCTGACCGGGCTCTCCACGCCCGAGGCCGTTGCCGCTGTGACACAGGAGACCCGCATCTATGACTTCGAGAAGGACAGCCTCGATATGCCCGAGCCTGCTGCTCCCGTGGATATGCCCGAGCCTGCTGCTCCCGTGGAGAAGCCCGAGCCTGCGGCCCCCGTCGTCACCAGCCAGCCCACCGCTGCCGACGACAGCCTCGCGGCCCTTCTCGCTGACTTCATCTAAAATATTTTTCCATAGTTGCCCTATCCGTCGGCTGCGGAGTCAGTCGGCGGATGGGGCGACTGTGGATTGAAACATGTAGGAGGTGACACCTATGTATGATATAGTAGATGTTGTGTTACTGTGTCGTATGATGTCGGCACAATACAGAATCAAGATTCAGCCCGGCTCCTGCTCGGCGTCGGACAGGTTCGCACAGGCGTGGTGCCGGAAGGACAAGGACGGCTATGTCCTGCAAGTCCCCTTCTCCCCGCATATGACGGATGAACAGTGGCGCTACCTGCGCGGCTTCATCGACCACGAGTGCGGGCATGTCAAGTTCACGGACTTCGAGACCTATACAAACATGTATAGGTCTGTCGTGGCTGACTGCCTGCAATACAAGCCAGGGGCTTCAGTCAAGCTCAAAGATTTTCTCCATGATTATGCCTCTATGGTTATCAATATTCTTGAAGACGTGCGTATCGAACGTCTCATGGGTATCGACTTCCCCGGCTCCAGAACGAACCTCAATACGTTGAGCGAGTATCTGTTCAAGGACTGCTGCTCTGTGAGTATGATGATGGGCAATGGTATGACCGGAAGACTTTACAGTCTCCTGTTCATGCGTGTCAGGTCGCTCATCAATCCGGCGCTGGAAGAGTCTGCACAGCTCTTGTACGATGACCTGAAGGCCGATGTTCAGGTCGAAAACTACACAGACTACACCCGTCATCTGGACGCTGTGTGGGACATCGGTGACAGCTTCGTGCAGGATTGGAACGTGGAGCGTGCTGCTCTTGAGTTCATCCGTATCGTCATCGAAGTCCTCGAAGATTATACGAATACGGCACAAGGCACCAACAGCAACGGAACATCTTCCGGTGACACCAGCGATTCCTCGGATGGTGACACCAGCGATTCCTCAGATGGTGACACCAGCGATTCCTCAGATGGTGACACCGGCGATTCCTCGAAGAATGCGAATCCTTCGAGGAAGAAGTCTGTCACTATCAGCGCCAAGACTGTTTCCTCTATGGCGGCTGATTTGTATGACATGCAACAGGATGATAAGGGTAATGTCAGTAGGCGTTTCCTGGATGCTGTGCGGGATATGACGGACTCGCTTGAGGACAACAACCAAATCTCAGATGAAGACCTGGCGTTCATGGATGCCATGTTCTCTCGTACAGCGGAGAGACTGGACACGCTGCTCGACAAGCACAAGATGGACGAACTGGCTGATGGTAAGCGTGTGTATATCACCGATTGCAGTCATGTACATGCGCTGAGTCCTGAGCAACGGGGCGACATGGACGTTGTGATGTACAACCTTTACGGCAGGCTTGCCGACGTGTTGCAGACCATGACCCTGGTACGACACAGCACCGGCCTGTGCGGCGCTCGCCTGGATGCGCGTGTGCTGCATCGGACATCCGTCGGGGACGGCAGGATTTTTTCCAAAAAAGTGCAGCGGTTGCGGCGTGTCACGGAAGTAGCGCTGTTGTTCGACGCCAGCGGAAGCATGCGTCTGACTGAATACGGCAAGAGCAACAACAATGAAATGGCGCAGTGCATGGCTCTCGGTTGTCTCAAGGCACTGCGGGCTCTGCCGGGGGTCAAGTCTTCTCTGAGCGGATTCTCCAACGGAGAAATGTTCGTCATGTCTGACTATGGCGCCCCCATACATGAAGTCATCTTGTCTGCCATTGGTGGTACGCCGCTCGGGGCATCGCTTGTCGAACTCACGTCGCAGTTCTCCGACGGCCCCGACGTTCGTCGCATCATCCTGTTCTTCACCGATGGGTTCCCTGACCATGTCGGGTCTGTGACCATGGCTCTCAATCTGGCAAAGCGTTCCGGTATCGAGGTGTACGGTATCGGGTTGCAGACGAAGGCTATCAATACCTTCATGGACAGCGACCATAGCATTATCGTCAACAGTATCCACGAATTGGCGGGCGGCATGTGTGACATGCTCCGCAAGGGAATGGTGCGGGCGTATGAAGTATAACACCAACAAGGCTGTGAACTGCTTCATCAAGGATATGCTCTGTCGTGGGTGGAAAATCGTCAGCCATAACAAGCATATCAAGTTGCAGCATGACAACGGCTCCATCATCAACATGGCTACCAGCAGCAAGGGAGGGAAGCTGTCGAGGAAGCTGAAGAACTTCAAAGCCACGGTGCGGAAGTTGGAGGAAAGATGTTGAAGCAGCGTTTCTGGAAACTTTTCCGGCAACATAACGATGACTTCGTCATGGAGCGCCGTGAAATAGCGGCACGCTGGATGACCCGGGCCAGGCTGCTGGTGAAAGTGTCCGACGATGAAGGTGAAATCATGGATGCTGCACTCACTGTCATGTGGAGCGGGCTTGACAGCACCTATAAAATGTTAGACAACGAGACAAATCCATAAGGAGGGTATAGAATGAGTATCCAAGAAGACGTACAGAACATGCCTCCCATCGAGGTCATTCTCAAAATCATCCTTCCCAAGATGAACAATCGCATCAAGGCGCTGAACGCCGCTGTCCAGGCGCTCCAGGAAGAAGTCGAAGCGCTGAAGGCTGCGGCTCCGAAGAAGCGCGCGACGCGCAAGAAGAAGGCCGATGACGAAGCTCCGGCTCCCGCTGCCCAGCCTGCTCCGGCGCCCGTGCCTCAGCCTGTGCCTGCGCCTGCTGCCCAGTCTGCCGACCCTGCGCCTCAGCCTGTGCCTGAGCCTGTGGCACAGTCTGCTCCGGCGCCCGTGCCCCAGCCGGATACTGTGACCTATCCTGACCCTGCGCCTGCTGCCCAGTCTACGGGTACTCTGCTGTGTACCTACGACAGCGAGCAGGATGAGTTCGTGCCGCTGAATATCGAAGGGTGGCCGCTCACTGGTAACAACGTCGGACTCGCCTTGTATGCCATGGCTACGATGCATAACAACATCGGCGACGCTGCGACCATGTCCAATCTGCCCGAGGGATTCATCAAGTTCGTCACCGACCTGACGCCCGAGCAGCGCAAGCAGGTCAATGGCAAGTTCCCTGCGCAGAATCCCGCCTATCAGGAATACTTCGTCTAACATGTATACGAGGGAGGGGCGACAGCCCCTCCCGTTGGAGATGCACCATGCCTGAAAGCACGCTTGTCGTCATAGACTTCGAGACCTATTGGGACAGCAAAACGTACACGCTGTCGAAGATGGGTCCCATCGAGTATGTCCGTAACGAAAAATTCACTCCGCAGCTTTGCGCCTTTACCCTGTCCAACGGCTCGTGTTGCGTGGACTGTTCCGTCGTTGAACATGAGCGTCTGCGAACGACGTTTGAAAATCTGGATACGCATGACGTTGCCTGGTGCGGGCATAACATGCATGGCTTCGACAGTCTCATCTTGTCGGAGTTCTTCGACTTCCATCCCCAGAAAATCTACGACACCATCGCCATGATGCGATGGACAGGCTTGTCCCGTGTGTGTCGTGAGAGCCATGCCGCCCTCACCGAGTTCCTCGGCAACGGCAACAAGGCTGCCGGTACCGTCGTCAGTGACCACAAGCAATGGCCGGACGACTTCACGCCGGAAGAGCGGGCGTTCTTCATCCAATACTGCAAAGACGACGCCGGACAATGCTACCAAAACGCGCAGGACATGCTGCCTTACATGACGCCTGATGCTCTGCGCTTCATGTCCATCACGGCGCGCATGGCTACCGAACCTTCGTTCGTGCTCGATGAAGACCTGCTGCTGGAATACCTGTCCGACCTCGACAATGCTGCGGACAAAGCTCGACAAGAACTGATGTCCATGTTCTCGTTCCAAACCAACGCAGACATGCTGGCTGCGCTGCGTTCGGCGGACAAGTTCGCTGTCATGTTGCGCTCTTTGGGTGTTGAACCTCCGCTCAAAGAGAGCGCGGCAAAGACCAAGACCAAGAGGGAAAAGCTCCAGCTCGCTGCGGATGCTGGGGTTCCTGGAGCTGCTGAAGAGCTGGAGAATATGCAGCCTGTGATGACCTATGCCTTCAGTAAGACTGACGTGGACTTCGTCCTCATGCAAGACCATCCCGACCCTCGTGTTGCGTTGCTCGTGCGTACCAGGTTGCAGCTCAACAGCAGCATCGACAGGAGCCGTGCTGAGACCTTGCTCAAGTTTGCCCGGATGCATAAGCCCCTGCCCATCATGCTCGGGGCGTGGTTGGCGCATACGGGACGGTATTCCGCCGGTGCCTCTGCCGACGCCGGGACGAAGACCGACAAGCTCCAGTTCCAGAACCTGAGCAAGCGGGACCCTTCCAAGCGCAAGCTCAGGCAAGCCATCAAGGTCCCGAAGGGCAAGGTCGTCGTGGCCTGCGACTCTTCCCAGATTGAAGCGCGTGGGCTGGCCTTCGTGGCCAACGAGGTCGGGCTGCTCACACAGTTCCGTGAAGGCCGTGACCCGTATTCGGAACTGGCTGAGACCATCTTCGGTGTGCCGTGGCAGGACATCAAGGCCGGGGCCAAGTCAGGCGACAAGACGATGGAGATGTACCGTAATACTGGGAAAACCGGAATTTTGTCCTGCGGATACAGCGTAGGACACCATAAGTATAGTAATACACTACTACGGCAGGGTATACACCTGCATGAAGACCTCGACCGTCACCATGAGCTGGCCCGTTATGCCCACGGCATCTATCGGGCTGCACATCCCAACATCGTCGCCTTCTGGAAGACGGCGGAGAATGTTCTGGAGGCCATGCTGCGTGGTGAATCCGGTACCTTCGGCGGTCCCAACAATGCCATCTACACCTTCGGCATCATGCCGGTGGGCCCCAGGACTGACCTGTGTGTGCCGTCTGTCCGGTTCCCGAGCGGTTACATCCTGCGCTACCCTGGCCTGCGTGCCGAGCGTAACGACCGGGGAAAGTGGCAGTTCCTCTACGATACTTACAAGGGTGCTTCCAAAATTCCTACCCATATTTATGGGGGGGCGTTTACAAATAATCTTGTCCAGGGTCTTTCCTTCGTTGACGTTATTATGTATCAAGGTTGTCGGATGGATGAGGCCGGAATCAAGCTGGCCTGCAACATCCACGACGCTTGGGCATCTGTCGTGCCGGAAGAGCAGGGCGATTATGTGAAGCAGCAGATGCTCCACTACATGTCCATAGTCCCGCCTGCTCTCAATGGTTTGCCTGTGGCGTGTGAAGCGAAGATAGGGACGACCTTTGAAATAGTCTAGGAGGACAGCACATGCCTTTCGTTTATTCCCCGAGCAACATGCAGACCTTCAGGGATTGCCCGTTGCGTTTCTGGGGGCAGTCCATAAGCAAGGAAATCAAATGGAAAGCCAGCGGTTCCAAGTCCCGTGGGCAGACCATACATACCGCCATCCAGCGCAGGCTCCATTACGGCTGGAGTGATGATGTTTCCTGGGACGCTACCATCGACGTGGACTTCGTTCGTGATTGCGTCGGGGAAGTTCGTCGGCTCATGTCGCAGGGGGCTTCCTTGTACACCGAACATGAGCTTGTTCTGAACGCGAACGGCGGCAAGACCGGCTGGTGGGATGACGATGCGCGTATCAGGGCCCGGGCGGATGCCTTGGTCCTCCCTGCCGATGCAGCAGAACCCGCCTTGCTTATCGACATCAAGACGGGGAAGAAGTGGGACATCGACGACTTCCAGCTCAGGGTCGAATGCCTGCTCACGCACATCCTGTATCAGCGTGCGGCGGTTCGCTACGCCTACTGGTATGTGGACAGCGGCGAAGAAGTCGACGGCATCATCGACTTCCGCAACGGCCTGGCCCCGGTACAGGATGTCCTGGAGCTGCTTGGAACCATGGAGCAGGCGCTCAAGAACAATCATTTCCCGCCTACGGCCAATAAGTTCTGTCGCTGGTGCGACTTCAACAATACCCCCAAATGCATGAGGTAAACTATGGGACGCGAAAAGTTCAAGCCGCGCACTCGGGTGCATGAAAGCTGGAATATGAATAACAGCGGTGATGTATACAACGCCATCTGTCGCATGGCGCAGAGCGGTAGTAATCAGGAGTTGGTCGGCAAGCATATCGGGTTGAAATTCCCCGCACAGATGGAATGTGAGCTGTTTCTGGAACGGGGCGGCAGACTTGTGACGTTAAACATCACACCTGTGATGGATGAAACCCGGTACATCATCGACGCTCTCGGCTACGATATGCGTTGCCCTGATGTCGTGCTCACCGCGTCTGACCGTTACGGGTACGTCACGGCCTACATCATCTATGCCCATGCTGACGACGACATCGTCGGGTCTACCACGTTCAACATCGACGACCTGATTGCCGTACAGTTCAAAGTCTTCAAATACAATAAGAATGATTCCCGCCATTGGTACGAGAGGCTGTTCTCGTGACACCCGAAGGAAAGGTGAAAGCGAGGGTCAAAAGCATCCTCACCAGCCTTGGGGCATGGTACGCCATGCCCCTGGGAACAGCATTCGGAAAGCGTGGCGTCCCCGATTTTCTTGTCTGCCATAAAGGGAAGTTCTTTTCCATCGAGACGAAAGCAGGCAGGGGGAAGACCACGGCATTGCAGGAGTATGAGATGGCCCGCATACGGGAGGCTGGAGGGGTCACGCTCATTATCAACGAACACAATGTAGAAAATCTCCCGGAATACATGGAGGAAGTAGTATGATTGACACGTCCAAAACCTTGCAGCAGCTCGCTGTAGAATACGGCATCCCGCCACGAATCATCATGGCCAGGTTGCGTAACGAGAAATCCATCGAAGAAAGTTTCACCACGCCGCATACGGCGAGTGCGACATATACGGCCCCTGACGGGCGCAGTGTGACGAACCTGCGAGAGCTGGCGCGTGCGCACGGTATCAAATACATCACGCTTCGCAACCGGCTGGCGTCAGGCTGGTCCATGGAAGATGCGTTGAAGATGCCGAGAAAGGCCCAGTCCGTGGACCTCGACAAGCGTTATGGTATGCCCATCACGGAATGGCTCAAGCAGTCCGGCATCACCAAGGCGCAGTTCAACAGTCGTATCTCTCGCGGATGGGACCCGGAGCGTGCCGCCCGGCAGGGCAAGAGCTTTGAAGCTGCTGTCCTGTATCGTTTCCCTGACGCCGACATCGAGACCGTACTGTCCACCATGGCGGAACACGGCATCTCCGCGCAGGCTGTCCGCAAGCGTATGGCGGAAGGCTGGCCTCTGGAGAAGTGCATCACCGTCCCTGCCGTCCTGCCGCTGGCCAAGGTTCATGCCGCTGTGCCGAAGGAGTAACAGCACCATGTTCAAGTTCGGCAACAACGTCGTCGTTTTCCCGGAGGAAGGTCAGATGGTGGCTGAGGTGACTGACCCTGTGAGCGTAGCTCATATGAAAAAACTCAACACCATCTCGACCTTCCCCGTAGCGATGATGGACAGGCCCGGCGGAGCATTGCTTGTCCAGCTTCCCTGGACGGAGGAAGGCTGTCGTATCCTGCAAAACGTAGGTATCGACACCGTAGGTGCGTCGCCCATGTATCATGCCACGGATACGCCTCTTGTCGAGGGAAAGTTCACGCCGCTCAAGCACCAGTTGCTCACCGCTGCCTTCCTAACTTTATATGACAAGAGTTATGTCTTGTCTGAACCAAGGCTGGGCAAGACAGGCAGCATCATCCTGGCCATGGACTATCTCCAGCGGCATCGGGCATTGACCGGCGGCGTCCTCATCATCACGACATACACCACCATCCACAGTGTTTGGGCCAGCGGTATCAGAGAGACGCTCCCCAACGCCATAGTGCAGATAGTACACGGCCCTACGCGTGCCGCCGACCTGCGGCGCCCGGCTGACTTTTACGTCACCAATTACGAGTCGGTACGTCTCGACGACAAAGCCTTCCAGGAAGCCGTCAGGGATGCCCGTATCGGTGCCGTCATCATCGACGAACTGACGCATCTCGGGAACCCAGAGAGCAAGCGGAGCAAGGCCATCCAGAAGTTGTGCCAGCGCGTGCGTACAGACTTGCGCGTCGTCGGCATAACCGGGTCTCCCGCTGATGACCCAGAAGCTGTGTACGGCATGGTAAAATGCGTCACGCCGACGCGCCTGCCTGTGACGACCAAGACGGCATGGAGAGACCTCGTGATGTTCAAATGGGGCGCTCTGCCGTGGCAGAAGGACACGCGGGCCAGTGCGAGCCAGACCATATTCAACACGATGCAGCCAGCAATCAGGTTCAAGAAATCCGAAGTCCTCGACTTGCCGCCCGTCACAGAACAGGTGCGGAGTTGTGAACTCACCAGGGAACAGGAGCAGCATCGTGACAAGCTGCGTGTGGATGCGCTGACCATCATGGCCAATGGTGAAGTCATCACGGCAGCCAATGGCGGGGTGCTTCTCCAGCGTCTCATGCAGATATATCTCGGAGTCATCAAGGGTGGTGACGGCAAGGCCATCGAACTCGACCATGCTCCGAGGACGCAGGTGATACTCGATGCCATTGCCGAGACGAATCGCAAGGTCGTCGTCTTCTGTTCCTACATCGCCGGTGTGCGTATGCTCACCAAAGAGATTGAGGCCGCAGGATACACGACGGCATTCATAGACGGTAGCGTCACAGGGCAAAAACGTGCCGCCATCCTGTCTGACTTTCAGAACACCAAAGACCCCCATGTGCTGGTCTGTCATCCGACGACGGTAGGTTTCGGCACCGAGCTGTCGGCAGCCGACACCATGATATTCGCGAACCCGTTGCTGCTCGGGGGCTTTGCCTACACGCAGGCCCTGGAACGACTGAGTTCCGTGCGGCAGAAGGCAGACAACATCAACATCATCCATATCGTCGCCTCACAAGATGAACGCCGCATACTGCGCAGGCTCCAGGCGGGACACTCGGAAGCCATGGACATCGCCGGGCTGTTTGAGGCTTTCGTCAAAGGAAATGATTGACAACAGACCTGTATAGATATATCCATTTTATGGAGACAGCACCATGAGAGTAAAATCACAGGAACTTATCGACTATCTGCGGGATATCCTGCCGCCTTTCTTCGCCCGCAAAGATGTCGAGAAATTTACCCAGGGCATCATCACACGCAGGCAACTGGAGATGATGGATTACAGAGGCACCGGTCCTGTTTGCACTAAAATGCGTACCAGGATTTACTACAAGAAAGAGGACTTCATCGCATGGCTTGAACGCGCCGAAGGAGAGTACCGTGTCGAAGACTATACGCAATATGGCGTCCGAATTGTCCGAAATTCGGGCGAAGAAGAAGTCTCTCCAAGATAGCCTCGCCGACATCATGGAGCAGGAAAAGGAACTCGAACGCAGCATCCTTCTGGAACTCGCTGCTGCCGGGTCGTCGTCCATGAAGATAGATGGTGTGGGCCGTCTTGTGGTCAAGGAAAAGGTCCGTTACGAAATAGCGGACAAGGAAGCTCTGGCTTACGCCGTGCTGCGTGGCATGGTCGAAAATGCCGAACAGGGCTTTGCTTTGAGTGACGGTCTGCTGTTGCAGCAGCGCGTCGCAGCACGCAACTTTGAAGAACGCGCCGAGCGTGCCGGCCTCGAAGGCGAAGCCTTTGATAACTACATCGTGTCATGCGGCCTTCGCCGCGTGGCGGAACCCTCTCTCAATTTCACCAAGGAGAAGAACCATGAGTGAGACCAATCTTGTTCCTGTCGTCGTCAATAACCAGCCCCCTGTGCTCGCCGATGAGCAGTTCTCCGGTATCGTTGATACCCTGATGGACAATGCTTTCTCCGGCTTCGGCGCCGGACTGCGTATCCTCAAGCCCGGTAAGATGAGTTTCAAGCTCATCGAGAACCGTCAGGAAGTCGACATCCCCAACGGCCAGGTCTTCGGCGTCCTTCTGGGTGTGGCGCCCTGCAACTACGCTTCGTGGTATGCCAGACAGTATGCCCCCGGCCAGGAACCGTCTCGCCCTGACCTCGTGTGGATGATGCCCACTGCCGACACGTTCCCCGACGCGCTCCCTGCCGAATACCACCAGAAGGTGAGCGTCAATGGGCAGGAGCGCTGGGGTTTCCGTATCGCCAGACGTACCGTGTGGGCCCTGATGACCAACTCGAACGGACAGTTCTACCTCGACCTTGAACGTCCCGTCGTCCTGGACATCACCAGCACCAGCCTCTACGGAAACTCTGACCCCCGCAGCAACAGCTACCGCTGGGGCGGCATCAAGGGCTTCTGCGACCGCCATAGCCAGCCCGGTGTTTTCCGCTGCAACCCGGCCATGTTCGTGACCCAGATTATCCTTGACCCGCAGAGCCCCGTCTCCGGCGTCATGCTGTTCCGTCCCAACCTTGACCAGAACGGCAATCCGTCCTACCTTGACAGCCAGACTTACACGGCTGTCATCCAGACGGCCAGCACTGAGCGTATCGCGGAGATGCTTCGGGTCAATGAAATCCTGACCTACTCCCCCAATGGTGCCGGGGTTATCCAGCCTGTCCCTGCGGCGGTCAATATCGCCGACGGTGTGCAGCCCATGCCCCAGCCCATGGCCCAGTCTGCGCCCCAGCCCATGGCCCAGCCTGCGCCTCAGCCGGTGCAGCAGCCCATGGCCCAGCCTGCGCCTCAGCCGGTGCAGCAGCCCGTGGCCCAGCCGGTGCAGCAGCCCATGGCCCAGCCTGCGCCTCAGCCGGTGCAGCCGGTGCAGCAGCCTGCCCCTGCTGGTATGAATGATATGCTGTCCCGCGCTGCGGCTGTGCTGGATGGTGCCCCTGCTCCGGCCCCTGCTCCGGCCCCTGCTCCGGCTCCGGCCCCTGCTCCGGCTCCGGCCCCTGCTCCGGCTCCGGCCCCTGCTCCGGCCCCTGCTCCGGCCCCTGCTCCGGCCCCTGCTCCGGCTCCGGCCCCGGCTCAGACCAATGTGAGCAAGGAAGCGTCTGATGCTCTCAGCGGAATTTTGGCGGATGTTGCTGGTTACTAGTTGACAAACAACTCGTAGGCGGCTATACAGGTTCCATGAGGTGGTCAAACCGCCGCCTCATGGAGCCTCAACCTGAGCAAGAAGGTTTTCACGGAGGCGGGAATCGAGGGAAGTCTGGATCTATGAGGGCTTGAAGCACCCTCGTGTCCGCCCAGACTGAATGGTGGTTCTACTGAGATTCCCTCCTCCCTGAAAACCTTCTTTTCATAGGACACAGCGTATGCTTCAGCAAACGAGACGTTTTCTTTCCAGTCTGCTCCCCCCGCTTCCCCCCCGCGAAGACTCTTTCAGTTTCCCCACCTATTTTTCTTTGGGTATCAAAGACGGTTCCCGTCGGCAGAGCCCTTGTCCTGGCATCGACGACATAATCTCCGAAGGATTTTCTCTGTCGGCACAGGGCTACAACGCCTACTTCGCCCTCGCTTCTTTTGCTGATGGTGCAGCAGGGCGCAGGCAGGTGAATGCTCGTACCCTCAAAGCCTTCTGGGTTGACCTCGATGTCGGCAAGCAAGGCATCTCCTACCCGACCATCCAGTTCGCAGCTTTTTGCTTGAACCGTTTCGTGCGCGAGACGGGTCTCAATCCTTCGTGGATTATCCATTCCGGTAAGGGCCTGCACGTCTATTGGGCCCTGTCCGAGCCTGTGCCGGTCGCCTGGTGGCGCCGCGTCGCTCTCATGCTGGAAAAGGAATGTGCCGCTTTCGACCTCTGGGCAGACCCGGCTTGCACCAAAGACCCGGCTCGTGTGTTGCGTCTCCCAGGAACCATACATCAAGGTACCGGCAACACTGTGTCCGTGGTGAGGGAGACCGGCTGGGTATGGGAGCCGCACAAGTTCGTAGAAGTCATGCTGACTTCGATGGCGGAGAAACATCCCGATGCCATCATCAAGCTCAAGGCAGAGCTCAAGCCTACTGTTCCTCAGAATATCGCGCAGACGCCGCAGCCTGTGGCATTGACCGGCAATGCGCTGTTCTCCGACGGCATGGGGTTCACATCTTCCGCACCAGTGGCGAAGTCCGAACCCATAGTGCGCGGCTGCCGTCAGATGCTCTTCTCCGGCAAGGGTCAAGAGCCCCACTGGTATGCCGCCATGTCCGTGTTCAAGCGCTGTGTGGACGGCAGGGAGTGGGCCCATGCTGTGTCGGCTCTGGACAAGGAACGCTACAATCCTGCCGACTGTGACGCGAAGTTTGACCATGCCCCTGATGACGCTCCCGCCAGGTGCGACCGTTTCAACAGTTTGAATCCGGGCGTGTGTCCGGCATGTCCGCACTGGGGGAAAATCACCTCTCCTGTGCAGTTGTGGCGGAAGTCGCAAAATGCCGGTGAGACATTCGTAAAGCAGCCCGTGGCCCAGCCTGCGCCTCAGCCGGTGCAGCAGCCCATGGCCCAGCCTGCGCCTCAGCCGGTGCAGCAGCCCATGGCCCAGCCGGTGCAGCAGCCCGTGCAACAGCGTCTTGTCATCCCGGAAGTCTTCGACCACCCGCGTGTCGGGTTCCGCAGCAAGCGCTACAGCGTGGATGACAGAGGATGCATCTGGCACAAGTCAGAGAAACAGGACGACGGTTCGTGGGTGACGACAGACCATATCCTCACCACATCCCAAGTCTATTACATCAAGTCGGAATGGACGTACACGAATGGTGTTTCCGAGCGTTCGCACTGGTTTGAAGTGCGCCACAAGCATGGGGCTGTCGAACTGATGCGTCTGCCTGCTTCCACGCTGGCGAGCAATCAGAGCCTTATGGCAGCGCTCAATTCTTCCAACATCCTCTCGTGCAACCTTGATATGTACACCCCTAAAATATTTGCAAGTTTTATGAACAGCTACCTTCGCAGTGTTTTGGAAAACGGGTACAGTACAGAGATTCAGACGCGGGATGTGTTCGGGTGGACGGACATCACCGACCCCGTGACGAACCAGCCCACGTTGGGTTTTGGCGTTGGTCATGGTGTCATCACAGATACCGGCATCCACGACATGGTATATAAAGGCTCGGCTGAAAAGCTGGCGAAGAAGGAACTGTCCATCAAGGGCGACCTCGACAAATGGAAGTATGTCCCGCAGATGTACCGCGTCCTCAACCAGCCTGCTGCCCAGCTCGCCATGTGTCTGTCCTTCGCGGCTCCGCTCATGCACTACGGCCCTGGCGTCGTGCGTTCTGCTGCTTACTCTTTGTGGAGCACCACATCCGGCAAAGGCAAGTCGCAGGTGTTGTGCTCTGCTGCATCCATCTGGGGACATCCTGAAGAGCAGTTCGTGCAGCGCAATTCCTCTGCCGTCATGCGGATGCGGAAAATGGCTGTGCTGAACAATCTGCCCGTCTACATGGACGAACTTTCGGACATGAAAGACGAAGACCTCTATGCCCTCGCCTACAGCCTCATGGGCAATCAGGAGAAGCAGAAGCTCAAGAGTAATGGCGCTGAGATGGTCGACACCGGTTCGTGGTCTACGGTCACGTTCATCACGTCGAACAAGTGCATCAAGGAAGCCGTTGCCCGCCATGCCGGGGATTCGGAGGCCAGTATCGTGCGCGTGATGGAATACGAGTGCGACTTCCCCTCGTATGCCGACAAGCCGGAAGTGCAGGAATACATCCATGCGTGCATGGACGCCTGCAAGACGAACTACGGCCTCGCCGGGCCCGAGTTTATCTATCAGGTCTTGAAGCACAGAGACCGGCTGGCGACGCTCACGCAGCAGGTAGAGACGTGGTGTCGTAAATACGGCTTCGACAACTCGGAACGCTTCCTGAGCTATCCCTTGGCGATGGCGATGAAGGCCGGGCGCTGGGCTGTGGAGTATGGTCTGTTGGACTATGACATGGATGCGCTGGAGAACTGGGTCATCAATGTCTTCGTGCCGCACAACCGTCGCAGCACCGAAGCGAATACGTCTGACCCCGTGCATATGCTGACGACGTACCTCATGGAGCGCCAGCTCAATATGCTGGTGGTCAGGGCAAACCATCGTGACAAGACCATGCCTGAGCAGCCGCATGGGGTACCTGATAAGTACATCGTGAGTCTGCCAAACAACAGGGACATCACTATGCGGGCCGTGCTGGCGACGCAGGAATTGTACATCTCGCGTTCCGACCTGCATAAATGGCTCAAGGCCCAGAAGCATTCGCCTTCCAATCTCTGGAAGCGTCTCGAAGACAGAGGCATCACAGCCAAAGATACGACCAAGAATTTTGGTGAGAACATCGGCTGGATGCAGCTCCCCAATACGCGTTGCTACAGGCTGGACGCCACGAGTGTGAAGCGGCTTGGCTTCGACATCAAGGATGCCCCGGCCCTTGAGGCCACGGCCAATGTGAAAGTCCTGTAAATACCAAGGAGAACAGCACCATGTTTTTCAGCAACGTCCGTAACGACATGACCGAGTTGAAGATTTTCCATCACAACGAATTTGGCAGCGTAGCTGTCGTGCTGGACAGGGCGTTTTACCCCTGGTTCTTTGTCGATGACATCTGGCGCATAGCCACAGCTTGCCGAGCCGACCGTGTGCATTATACCCACAGCCGCACGATAGCGAATGCAGAGGACGTGAATCTGTTCTGGGGATTCTTCGCCGGAAGGTGTGAGAGCGCGAAGCGAGGTTTCCGCATTGCACCGTTCGAGGATATGCTGCACGCCATGTATGGCTGTGTCGAATATTACAGTGACCGGGCCAAAAACTGGATATATGATGTCCTTGAACGTGTCGGGATAGAACACCATGACTACTGGAACGCGACGTACTACAGGGTCGAGGACTACCCTTTGTGGCCCGTACCTGTCGAAGACTACAACGCGCTCCACGATAAGATGAAAGAGTTCGTCCTCAGTGGAGGGGCAAACCTGTATCGAGGGCCGCGCTTTATCTACGACAGCGAAAAGAGCTTCAAGGTTCCGAAGTTCAAGTTCTGCCGCACGGTACTCGCTGAGTACGCATCCTGGATGAACACCACACAGAAGGCATAGATAGAAACAAGAAGCCCCCTCATATCGACCAATGCGGGCGTAGTGTCGATACGAGGGGGCTTTTTTTGTATCCGGCATCCTGGGGGAACGGGAGGTAAAACCAGGACGACGGAAATGTTTATTCGGCGATGTCAATGGTGATGGGAATACTGCTCACAGCCGTACCATTGCAGTTCGTGGCGCACACGCTCATGGAGAACTGTCCCGATACGTTCGGTGTGCCGGACAGCGTGACCGTGTTGGCTTTGGTCTCGACCCGCATCCAGGCAGGGGCACCGTTCGCCCCCAGGGTCATAGGCATCGAACCCTGGAACGCCACATGCCCCGTCCACGGCTGGCCCTTCGTACAATCCGGGAGCGCATAACCCCCGATTTCCACAGGTTCGCATTCACACGGACCTTCGCAGCAGGTGTAATTGCACACAAGGTCTTTGATGGCGGCGATGATAGTGGGAGAAACCGTGCGGATACAGGCGCCGTATGTGAACGTCTGGGGCTTGGTGCCTCCGATACCGCGTTCCAGCAGCAGGGTGCCGTGGTCATTCCGCACCTTCACGGTCTCCATGTCGGTGTCGCCGACGATGGACAGGTAGGTGTAATCGTCTTCACCACTGAGCAGGTCGAGAAGGTCAGCCTTGGCCTTCTCGACAATAGGCAGGTCGAGGTCGCTGGCTTCGAGTTTGCGTGTCAGGAAGGTGGTGAAATACTTGTTCTTGAACATGCGGAAGTTCCCCTGCTTAGATGTTAGCGAGCTTGCGTTCCAACTCGGCAATACGCTTTTCGAGTTTGTCCAGTGCTTCCTGGGAGGCAAACCCGATATGTCCGCTGCGGGCATAGTCGAGGTTGGACAGCATACGGTGGTCACTCGTGCCGGGAGGGCCGGGAGGGCCCTGCTTGCCTGGGATACCCGGTCTGCCGGTGGCCCCTGGGCGTCCGGGAGGGCCCTGTTCACCGGTCTCACCACGCTCGCCGGGCGGGCCGGGTTCCCCCTTCGGACCGGGGAGACCACGCAGCCCGCGCTTGCCGGGCTCGCCCTGTTCCCCTGCTTTGCCAGGAGGGCCGGGAGGGCCAGGAGGGCCGGGAGGGCCGGGAGGGCCTGTAAGGCCCTGCTTGCCAGGGGAACCCGGTTCCCCCTTGGGCCCCACCTTACCGGTGTTGCCAGTATTACCCTTGTCACCTTTCAGCGGGTCTCCCCACCGCAGGAGGCAAGGCGAAGAACTGTCAAAGATGAGGGCTTGTCCATCGACCCCACCGGGCGGGATGCCGATGATGGGATTGACGGGGTAGCCTTCACCACAACTGTGGGGAATATTGTGCCGTGCCATTTAGACCTCTTCGTCACAGGTCCCAAGCATGAATTGTACCTGGGCCATGTCGATAATGTGTTCACTGCATCGAGGACCATAGTCTATATCGAACCGCGCCAGAACGCAAAACAGCGGCACGGGCGGCATATGCGCCGGAGAATGAATACTCAGGTCGGGAACGCAAGGAGAATCGGCAGGACGCGGCGCATCGCGCAGGTCACGAAGAACACGGAAGTCGAGCGGCTTGTCGAGTGCCGGATGATACTGCAACACACCTGTGTAGCGTCCCCACGGCAGTGTGCGGAATACATCGGGGACATGGAATTCCACCGTGCCGTCTTCTCCCCAGGTGAATGCCCTGCATACGATGGGGGCGAAGTCAGGCGGTGCAGGATTCGCCACATCGACATCGACGCGATGACCCGGCCAGCAGCCGTGCAGATACCACGGACTTCCGCCTGTGTGACAGCCGCAGGTGCAATCGCTGTCAGCCTGTCCGGGCATGATTGTCAGTATGACATTGCGCCAGTCCTGTAAGATGCGATTGTTGCGCCAGTCTTTGATGCGGATGCCGATACGGGCGACATCCTCGGTGAGCGACAGAATCATCCTAACCCCTTGTCCTGTAATAGTTCAACGAGTTCACGGCTGCATCGTATATGTTCGTGGATGAAAGTTCAAGGTTGGCGAACGCCGTTCGCAGTTCTTCCGCGTCTTCCATCGAGAGCCACCTGTCCTTGTATTCCTTGTTGAAGTCCATGCCGTTCTTCCGCAACGCTTTGTCGGTTTCCCAGATGAGCATGTAGTCGGAAATCTCTTCCGGGGTGAAACCGATTTTTTCGAGCTGGGCCTGACGATAGGCTCTGGCGTCTACGCTGCGGTCAGGTGACGTTATCTTCACACCGGAACGCCGGATGCGGGATTCATATTCATCCTTGGCGTTGTAGTACAAAAGCTGGCTCGACTTTCCGGCATTCCCAAACCATGTGGACGTACCAAGTCCACGCAGCAACGGGTGCATGTCACGAAATTCGGACATGCTCTGCGACCCTTTGTAGAGGGCTTCGTTCTCGACAGCACCCATGACCATGCGCAGAGGACCGGTGAGGATGCTCTTCGCCATGTAGCGCAGTTGTTCAGGAGCGAAGTCGATGCCGGTCTCACTGTTGAGGCGTTTCGCCATGTTGTGCCAGATGACCGGAGTATTCGTTCGGCCCGTAGACGACAGCGCCGTCGTACCCTGGGAAGACTCGCGGGTTATCTCTTGCCCGAAATACGACCGGTTGATGGCAACATCGACAAAGGGGCGCAGGGGAGGCGGGCAGAGAAACGCTGCCAGATAATCGGCAGGATGTTCCGTGAAGCGATAGTCGGGCCAGTTGCCCGGCATAGTGTTCTTGACCGTGAGGAACAGCGTATCGAAGGCCAGGTCTTGCGGAGACATGAGACCGCTCGACACACGTTCCTGACCAACGGACAGCATGGCCGCTATCTGCGGCAGACCAAAACCGACAGGGAAGCGGATGAAGTCTCCCTCAGACCCCATGCCGATGGGTATGCCGCGCACCAGCTCGGACAGCGACATGGCATCCATACGATACTTGCCATTCTCATCCCGGCCAAGGGATTCCCGGGCCAGCGGGTACAACATGGAATACGCCCCGTAGGCAGCCAGCAGGCCCATGTATCCACGCATCCCCTGTTTGATGATGTCACCTGGGGTACGCGCACCGAGACCCAAGGTGCGGGCCAGGGCCACACCAGATTCCACAGTGGGGACAACATAGGGGAACAGAACGCGAAGGTACGGTGTCAGTTCACCACGGTGGCTCAGATTCATCATTTCCAGCACGCCACGGGCTGCACGGCTTGCTGGTACTCCGGCTTCGCGCAGGGTGACGAACTGGGCAAAAGCACCCGCATTCTGGAAGAAGTCGTTCCAGTCATCCAGTACACGCATGACTTGGTTCTTCGACGTGCCGAGACTTCTCAGCCAGCGTGCTACGCTGGGGCCCCCATAACCAACGATGGCCTTCTCCAATTTGGAGGACGCATCCGGCAGACCGGAGACGGTCCCGGATTCTTCGACCGGAGACCGCTGCCCCTGGATGTATTTTTGGAACAGACCGCCGCGACGGTATTCATCCAGATATTGGTACATGGGATTCGCTTCGTCGAGCCTGCCCTGCATGATGTCCAGCAAGGCCTTGGCGGCCCTCGGAGTATTCGTCAACAGCTTCGCCGCCAGAGAGCTGCCTTTGATGCGTGTGCCGTCTTCGGCGTAGTAGTCACGATTCACCATGTTGGATGCACGTTCCATCACATCGCGAGAACCGGACAACGGAGCGAATAGAGGCGAGAACCGCGTATTGAGCTGGCTGACAAGACTGGTGAAACGCCCGGCAGCTTCGACTGGCAACCCGGCGCTGCCAAGCTTGTAATCACTGGACATGGCATTGTTGAGCATTTCACCGGTGAGACCGGATTCCACATGGGACCACTTGGGGTCAAAGCGAAGGTAACGCCTTTTGATAACAGTCTCACCGTCAGCAATAGGCGTAGGTACATCTGCCACGATACCACCCCCGGTAAGGAGCTGGTCAGCGATGGCGCGCTGCTTGGGGTTCGTGCTGTGAGACATCCGCATGAGGGAGGCGTAATCGTAGGTCTTGATACCAGAAGCGTCGATAGCGCCAGTCTCCAGCAGATGGTCAGCAACGGCGAACATGTTCACAGCAAACTCACGGGAACCGACTTCGGTCGCTGCCCGGTTGATATAGAAGAACAGCGTGTCATACGCGCTGTCAGGACGGGACGACCGACCCTGGATGGCGTAGTACGACCCGGGGTTGTATGCCGTGCTGTCGTTCGATACACCGAGCAGGTTGCTTTCACGGGTTCTGATAGCGACGTAATGCTCGAACCCGGGGAAGCTGTCCAACACTTCTCGCGAGACGACACCAGCCTTGACGCGCTCTTCCAGCACCATATCGAAAAGACCGGAGATACCATCAGCGATGGTGTCGGCTTCTTCTTTGGAAAGACCGGTCTCTCGCAGGATGCGGTCCATCTCAAACTGCGCTTCCCCGTTGGTGTAACCTGCGGACACGAGGTCTTCGGGGAGGTCGGTAGTTTCGTCGATGAAGTCTTCGAGCTGTTCGATGTTGCGCTCCAGCTCCATCAGACGCTTCTTGTCCCTGCCGTTCATATCAGGGCCCTTGCTCACGATGTCTTCCGCTTCATCCATCCAGCGCCCGAGCAGCAAATCGTTGGTCTCCGGGATGTGCCTGCACACAGCGTAGTGGCCCATAACACGAGCAAGGTCTTCCAGGCTGCCCGTCCAACCTATACGACGGGCAACAGGTTCGAGCGATTGTGTGAAGCTCGCGACACGGTCGCGCATGAGCAGATTCAGTGCGCGTACTTTCTGAGGCGTCTGGTCAAAGATGCGCCAGAGAGTGTTCTCGTTCGTCGGGCGGTTGGCCTGGTCAGCAAAGAGTCTGGCCCACTTGGCGAAGCCACCGCGAATGTTCACGAACTTCGTGTAGATACCATTCTGGAAGTTCAACCACCACGAGGCAGCACCAAGACTGGTGTTCGTCGCCATGCGAACGGCTTCATCGAATTCTTCGTTACGCCTGGACACGGCTTCATCAGCCAGCTCTTTCATGCGCGCCATGCGGGCGGCTGCTTTGCGGGCAGCCGCCTGGTCGGAAGCGCTGGGTTCTTCCGCCGTGTATTGGGTACCATGCGAAATCTCATCGAAAGACGCATAGATGTCTTCACGTTCACGCTGCTCTCGTGCCGCATGGAGTGCTTCATCGCCAGCAGGGTTTCCTGCACTATCCATACGGGAAGCCTGCTGCGGGCCGAAACCCGTGGGGTTATCAAGTCCGGCCCGCAGGAACTCGGTATCGTTGGGACATTCAGCCATGTCTGTTATCCTCAGCACTTCCGTGCGCGTTTGGTGACTTTCTTGACAGCTTCAGCCGTGGTCAGGGAACTGTCTGTCTTGTTGACATTGAAGCCCAGGTCATATGCCATGGACTTCCAGTTGGACTGGATGTCGGCAAAGTCCCGCGTGTCGATGGACGGCAAATCCGTATTTTCGCGCAGGTAGTTGAGCGCCTGGACTTCTTTGTCTGTCAGCTTGAGCCTGGGATTCGCTTCCTTGGTCAACAGGCGCAGGACCTTGCCATACCCCATGTTGATGTCGAGCTTGGGAGAGTTGAAGGCGTCTTGCATGACCTGCTCAGGGATTTCACGGATAAAATCAGTGATGTCTCCCAGAGATACGGGGTCAGCTTCCAGCGCTTCCAGATTGGCGGCTTCCTTGGCGGCCACGGCCTGCGCTTTCTCTGCTCGCTGCATGGCGTCCAGGATACCGGCTTGTGCCGCTTCCTTCGGGTACTGCTCGATAAGCGGTTGGAGAGCATCGCGGGCTTCCTTCGTCGTCGAAGCATTCAGAGCCTTCGATGCCTGCGTGAAATAATCGGGCACTGGAGGTGTCTCGATGGTCCCCAATACCGCATCCAAGTCATCATTGATGTAAGGAGATTCACCTCCGCGCTGTCTGGCGTACCATCCTAACGTGGATGTCCCTGTAGAATGTCTGTCACCATGACGATGTATCGGAGCAGCTTTGGATATAGCATAGAACTTCTCCGCGTCGCCTAGAGAATCCAGCAGAGCTTTGCCCAACATCAGGTCATCGAAGAGCGCAGCACTGGAGGTTGCGTTCAAATCTACCCGGGAGAAATCCAGCTTTCCGTAAGGATTTACTCGGTCCCTGCCGGGAGCCTCAACCCTGGAGCGTTTGTTGCTGCCAGTGTTTGCTGCATCCCCACCATCGCTCTTCCCTGCGCTTCGCGCAGTCCGAGGGCTTCCTGCGCTCTCACCTGTTGTTGCAGGCTGCGCGGCTGCATCGCCAACACTTCGTTCTCCGTCGGCTGGCGCGGCTTTTCGAGCCCTCTTGCGGACAACAACTCCCGCATCCGGCGCAACCGTTCCGGCAACCTGTGCCGGGGTCCCATCATTCCCTCGTTTTGCAACCGGCGAACCGCCATCAACAGCTTGTGCAAGAGCGGCAGGGGCAACGGTTCCAGCATCGGGCGCGGCACCGGGTTCCCTTGCAACAGCAGCAGCAACACTTTCTGCAACAGGTCGGTTCGTTGCGTTTTGTCCATCATTTCCCACGACGGCAGCTTGTTTGCTTCGGCTGCCTCTTTTACCGGGTCGTGTCGGTTTTGCACCATTGGTGGTGTCCTCCTGGGAAAGTTCTGCGGCCAGTTTGGCAGCACTGTCTCGCAGCGTATTCGGCCCAAGCTGCTGCTCGAACCAGGGAGAAAGCTCCGCATAGTTGGCGGGGTTCAGCTCATCAATACGGGCCCAGACCTGCACGCGTTCAGGTTCCGTCAGACTGTTTCCGAACCGTCCGACATAGTCCTGGATAGCCTTGATGTCGGCATTGGGGAGGAAATCCTTCAATATCTGACGGGCAGGCTCGGCCACGGGCTGCTGCACAGGTTCGGCCACAGGCTGCTGCACAGGTTCGGCCACGGGCTGCTGTACAGGCTCGGCCACGGGCTGCTGCTGCTGCATAGGCTCGGCCACAGACTCGGCCACAGTCTCTGCCACAGGCTCGGCTACAGGTTCGGCTTCGGTCTGACGTACCTTCGCAGGTGCGGGTTGTCCCGTTGCATTGGGGGGTTCAGCAGCGACATGATCGGGCGTGATGAGACGGTCGTTGAAAAGGTCGCTGAGGTATGTTTCATCATTGAGGCGCTTCGCCACTTCCTGAACGATTTGACGTTCGCGCCGCGACTTGAAAATATTGTTGAAGCCCGGCAACGAGATGCGGCTGTTGACTTCGGTCCTGAGCTGTTCAACAGACATACCGGTGAATTTCAACAGACCGTTGATGTAGTCTCCGATGTAGAGGTCGTTGCGGAATTTTGCACTGGCCTTTGCGTCAGCCTTGTCATTGGGGTGTACTGTGGCGAAGTTGTCCGCAGGCGCGCTCTTGTCGGTGAACATCGCTCGAAGCATACTTGCAACATCATCGCTGATGCCGATGTAACGCTTGTTGCGCCCCGTGTAAGGTTTGAACGCGGACGAACCCGCCGTCTGCGCTGCGGAGGCGTTCGCTGCTTCGGCGGCATTGGAGACAACCGAACCATCAGAACCCGACGGACCGATGGGTTCGACAGGGGATGCGACAGAATCCGCAGCATCGGCAGGAGGCTGCGTTGTGTCCGTCGTCCGTTCGACGGAACGCCGTGATGTGGCCGGAGCGGCGTTGAACGGGGCGAACGGCACGCCGGTCACAGCACCGGCGAGAGCCGCATCCAGGACGTTCTCAGACAAAGGTGCAGCCAGACCGGTATTCTGGTTGAAGACCACGTTCTCACCGAATTGCTGCCCAGCATTCATCATGGCGCCTTCAAGCATGGAAGCAGGAAGGGCACGCACCGAACGGGCCAAAAGCCCCTGCGATGCGACATCCGTACCTGCGTTAGCCAGCCGTTGCATGGCGCCACCGCCGATACCTCGCTGGGCCAAAGCAGCCGCACCACGAGAGATAGGCGCCAATGCGCTGCGGGCGAAGACGCCACCAGGCAGCGCATTCGCAGCAAACCCGGTCAGACCGGCACTGGCAGAGCCTGCCTCGATAGCCTGCGTCTGCTGCTGGTCGCTGAGGTTGGGGTCATTCACCACACGTCGCGTGTAGCTCCCGACACCCATCGGGACACCAGCGAGACCGCCAAGAACAGCACCACCCACGGCCCCGCCAAGGGCCCCGGGAAGACCAAGTGCGGCGCCCAGAGCACTACCAGTCTTGGCGCCGACGACAGCACCAGCAAGACCGGCGCCAAGGTCGCCGATGGTATCGGCCATAGTATCGAGAGGATTGGTAACGACATGCGTGAGCGTACCAAGACGGCCTTCAGCGCGCAGACGTTCCTGCTCCTGCCAGTAAGGGTTGGCAGCGATAGCTTGCTGCCTACGTTCTTCACCGCGTTTTGCGATGAGCTTCTTTTCTTCAGCAGAAGCCCCCAGCATATCGAGGTTGTCACCGAAGGTGGAGATACCTTCCTTGACACGGGAGAAGAGCGAACTCCAATCGTTATCTTCGATAGCGCGCAACTGCTGCCTTCGTGCCGCTTCGTGTTCGGCCAGACCTTCGCGTATGAGTGCCGCAGCAGGAATTTTGAGCGTCTTCTCGAGGCGAGGAATGTCCTCTTTGCGAATGGATTCGAGGACTTCTGCCTGTCCTTCAGTAGACAGCTCAGGAAGATTGGCAAGTTTTTTGGATACGGCAGGGTCGTTCGACAAAGCAAACTTCGCCCTGTCATTGGTCATGGCCTCGAAGTTTCTGGTAGCCAGTTTTTCTGTTCCACCATAGACAGGTTCATAGATGGGGTTCCCCTGTTCATCGAGACCACGGTAAATGTGATACACCTTACCGGCGCCGCGTCCCCCTCCCGCACCGCCACCACGCTGTCCACGAGCCAGCGCAGAATACAGCAAAGACAGGGAGCGCAGATTCTGTGTGTAATCAGGTGCTTCAAAAGGACGTATGTTGACGGTGGGGAGGGAAAACTGCGGCATGATGTTTACTCCAGGGTAACGGCTTCGATGATGCGACGCAAATCAGCATCATAAGGAGAGACATCACCAGAGACGACACTTTTGGATGTGCTGTCTTGACCAAGCTCACGCAAAGCCGATTCGAGCATATACATATTCTGGTGGTACTGTTCGTCGTCCATGAACTGCGTCTTATCGACAGTAGACGCACCGGACTCAGCACCCTTGATGGTATCCAAAAGCATACTCATGGTCTAGTCCTTACTGTGCCACCGTGGGCGCAACCTGTGTCTGCTGCGGCTGTCGGATGTAGTCCTTACCAGACAGGAGAGCGGCGAGCAGGGCAGGCAACTGCATGTAGGGCGGGAGCTGGTCGATGTCAGCCGCTACACGGCCCCAGGTGGCAGCAGTGGAATTGGGGTCATAGGTGGGCCCAAGCCGCTGACCAAGCTCCCGGGCCGAAGGCAAGCCGCCAAGAACCTGCGCCGTGCGCGGGTCTCTGGCAAGGGTCATAGCCTGCGACATGATTTCACCTTCATCATAGGACATGTCAATAGGACGGTCAGGATACACCACCGTATCGACAGGCGCAGGCTGGGCAGGTGCCGGAGCCGTAGCACGCACTTCTTCTTTGAGCGGGAAGGGACCTTCCCCGGAGAGTTTGAGGCCGCGACTCTGAACAGGTGCGGCAGGTGCGGCAGGTGCGGCAGGGGTGGTGCGTCGGACAGGGGCCGCAGGAGCAGCAGCACGACGAACCGGCGTGGTAGCCTGCTGGAGCGCGGGACCGGCAGGCACCTGCATGAACGGCATAAGGCCGGGCATCTCTCGCACCATGGGGTCGATGACAGCACCGTTCACCACATGCGGATACTGCGACGGGAACCCGACTAACGGTTGGACGCCGACATTGCCGTAGGGGTCCATGGTGGTGCGAAAAGCTGCCGTAGCATACGGGCTACTCTGATGCATCACCGGGGGCATACCGGCGGCCTCATATCCGGCACGAGCACCGGGGGCAGAGTAGTGCGCCCCGGATGCCTGAGTGGCGACCATACCGGGGACAGGGGCGGCAACATAACCACCAGCAGGGGCCGCAGCCGCAGCTTGTGCGACGTTGTTGGCGAGCTGCATAGCAGGATGGTCAGCAGGAAGGTACCATTCCTGCGCCCCCATGACGTTGTTGAGATGTTCTTCGGAGATGGCCTGTGCGCGGGCTTCCGCCAGGGCGCGAGCGATAGCAGGGTCAACAGTAGGCATACTGGAACTCCTTACATGGAAGAGGGATTAGTCTGCAAAGGGGCTGCACCGCCGAGACCGCCACCGAGCAGGGCGCGATACAAGGCGATGTCCATAGGATTCAGTCCGCCGCCAGCAGCACTGGCACCGGCCAGCATACCCGGCATCTGCCGGTACATCCCGGCGAGCATCTGCTGTTCGAGCTGTGCGTTTTGCGGTGCATACAGACTGGCGTAGTAGTTGCGGGCCATGAGGGCCGGATGCAGCATCCAGTTCTGTGCCGTGGTCATGCGGTTGTTCAGTACGCCAAGCCCCGAATTACGGGCGGCGTCATAGACTATTTGCATCCGGGGATTGAACGTCTGTTCGGTGAAGGCATTCTCGAGTTGCCCTGCCTGCACCTTGTTGTACTCGTTCAAATCGTTCCAGTTGTCTTGCACAGCCATCCGTTCCCCTTCGACGAAACCGGGAAGGGCACGTCCGATGGCGGCAAAAAGATTACCAAAGTCCATATGTCATGCTCCTATATAGCGAGTCCGCCACCGGCGGCGGCAGGATTTGTGGCACCGGCGGCGAGTGAGACGATGCCGCCACTTTGACCGTTAGTGCCCAGGTACGTCGTCGAATACACCGTATCGAACCTGGCTCCGTAATACCCCAACGCCATGCCGATACTGCCGAATGCCTTATTGGCGATACCTGATACGTCGTTCATCAGTGAACGTGCCACATCCCCATATTTCATGGCCATCGACCCAAGGTTGCGTCCTAGGTTGAGGACGTTCCCGCGCCGGTTCCAGCGCTGGTCGTTCTTGAAGTCCATGAACCAGGTGTCGTCGCGCAGGTTGTAGTTTTCGGTATCCGCCAGCATGAGACTGCGCCCGAACGCTATGCGCGACAGCAACGAAGGGTCTATGCACAGATGTTCTGCCTTGGCCTTCCGGGAAAGGGCTTCGCCGATGATGTCATAGGCGCTGTTCACGGCGACTTCCGCCCTGGCCCTGTCATCGGCACAATCCATCTCCTTGATGGGCACCGTGGATACTTCATGCAGCAGCTTCTCTTCAAGCGGGCGGTACCTCTTGTCAAACCTGTCCCACTTGTATTTTGCCTGCTGATAATAGCCTTCAGCAAGGTCCTGCTGCTTGTCGGCAATCTGTCCCTGGATGGTGGCATTCAACGTAGCGATGGCTATCTGTGCCGCCTTGAAGAAATTGGACCAGGCGTTTTCACCGACAGGACCGTATTCCGGTGCGGCCCAATGACAAAACCGCAACGCGTCCATGACACCCTGCTTGCCGCCATGCCCGGCACCATACAAGGTCTTGTCGATGCGTTCTCCGGCCTTGTCGATACTCTTCGACACCTTGCTCGATGCCTGGTTGATGGCGTTGGCGACAGCCTGGGGGTTGGCACATGTACACTGCGCCATAATCTGTTACCCTCCTTTGGGCGCTTCGCGCTGCGGTTGCTGTGCATTCACATTACCGGCAAGATAGGTTGTATTATAATGCGTCGGGTTGCGGTTCAATTCATAACCGATATACTTGCCAGCGCCTACAAGACCTTGCCATGTCTGGTCGAGCAGGTCCCCGTAAATGCCCGCAGATGCCGCACCGAGCGACACCACGTCAGTGATGATGTCACGTCCGCGTTTCGCTGTGTTCAGCATCTTCTCGAATCTCACATCGTTACGCGTTTCGACATAGGCACGCTCGTTGCGGTAGCCCAGGCCGTCTGCCATAGCCACGGCATCAGCCTGTGCCATCATCACCTGTGTGAGTATGTCGCTCCGCAAACCCGTGCAGTAACGGCTCATGCACCGCATGGGTTTGCGGAGCTTGCCCTGGAACTCTATCCATGCGCTTGTCCGTGCCCGGCCACGCGCTATGTCGTACAGAGGCTCGGCCACTTCGAGCCGCAGAGACTCTTCGATTTCCTGGTCTTCGACAGGAGCGTAGGCGTTCTGGTAATAGTCCATCCAGTTCTGGGCTATCCGCCAGTATTTCTTCGCCATCTCCCATTCTTTGACGGCGATGTCGTATGCCTTGTAGGCACTGATGGTCGCGGCAGCCAGCGCGGCAGCGGACAGTATCTCGCCAAAAAGGCTGCGTTCAGAATCGTTTACGCCACGTTGCGGATTGCATTGTGTGTATCCGGCCTCGACCATGACACGTTCCTCTTAGCTGTTGGTATAACGAATCTGCGTGGTACGGGATGCCTCCCGCCAACGGATGCTCAGGTTGGGAGCCTGTTCCTGTTCACCAAGGGAAATCCAGACCTCATCACATCCCATGAAGCGCACGGCGGTTTCCATATAACGGAACAGTTCCGCCTCGCACAGCCGGTCTCCGCCCGCGTACCAGTCTTCGATTTGGAACACATGCGAGTTGTACGCCAGCGGACGGAACGGGATGCCGATGAGGTACCCGACGGGCTTTCCGTTCTCATCCCAGGCCATGAAAATCTTCAACGCCTTGGTGAACCAGAGCTGGGCGAACGTCTGCACGTTCATGTCGAACGGCTTGCCGTAAATGCGTTGCTTCTCGTTCACCCAGGACGCCGTATAGAGGGGTGCGAATTCTCGCGTCAAGTCATCCAGGGCAACGTTGATGTCGCTGTCCGGTTCCAGGATGTCGATGCGGTAGTCCATGGTGTCGTTCTCCTGTTAGCGCCCGTCGTTGACGGTAAAATGTGCTGTGCCGATGTCGATGAAGTGTACGGGCTCCACTCCGTGTAACGTCACAGTATACCAAAGATGCCGCCCGCTGCGCCGGATACGCACAGGCTTTTCTTCCCTGACCATCCTGTCCAGCATGGCGCCGTCGTGGGGGTTCTTGATGGTCACAACCACAGGACCGCCACCCACCTTACATGATACGGGGGCCCAGGCAACGCCACGGGCTGGTCCAGCGTTGCTGAGGCTGTTCTGACCCACGGCATCGCCACCGGACGTAAGCGGTCTGCTGCGCCATGTGTACGGCCTGTACCACGCGGCACTGTCCCAGCCCCATACCTTGTCATCTTCCAGCAGCAGGAGCTTGCCTGTGTTCGACGTGGTACACGCCACAGGCTTGTCGGACAACGTGACAAGTTCCGCACCCTGCATGTCGCCGAAGGGGTCGCTGTCGATGTCCAGCATGAAAGTCGCCATATCCGTAGCGAAAAAGAGAAACCCCTCCCAATACGCCATGCGGATGGTGTCGGGCTTGAGCCTCTGCCAGTCACGTTCGCCGAACCATTTCTTCGTGATGACATGCCACCCGCCATTGCCGGTAAGCAGCACGAGCCCCATGGTGGAAGCATAGATAAACCCGTGTCGTGTCATCACGGAAGCATTGGCATAACGGCAGCCGATGTTCGGCAGCGGTGTGTCGATGCTGACGACCGGGGTGCATTTGGTGTCGTCGCAGCTCGACACATCGATGATATACGGAGACCCGTCGGTAGTGACGTAGAGTTTGAAATCCTGCTCTCCCATGCTGACGATATTATGGTCCAGGGTCATGTCATACTTCGCGGGCCAGTTGTACGGCTGGAAGACTTCGGAGAAGAAGACCCTGTTGTTCCGCCACCCGACAAGCCGGATGCTGTCACGGATGGAAACCACGCCCTGCATCCTGTCAGGCGGCATACGGTCATCCTGTGTCTCCAGCGCGGCACCCAGATATGCGGCCTCTACCGTATCAGTGAAAGTGGCCTGCCCGGCAGGGATGGACGCGACGAACAGGAAGGCCGTCAGCTTCTTCTGCACCTTGCCGTCCGCCGGACGGAACCCGGTAGAGGCCCTGTAAATATGCACCCGGTCGATACCGTAACCTGCGGGCGGGTTCACTATCCCGGAGACCGTCACAGAACTGCCGTCTTCCACCCGCACGATGTTGCTGGCCGGGGACGGCGCACTCTCTTCCATTCTGGAATTGACGTAGGTGTAGACATAGGCCCGGGCATCAGCTTCACGACTGCACTGCTCAGAGGCTGATGCCACAGGCGGATACACCGGCGCCGGTACACCGGCGTAGTAATACACAGGCCGACAGGAACGAAGGTCGGTGAGTTCCACGACTTCGAGCCCCCGTCCGTCACGCCCCGTGATGTAGAACGACCGATGGTCGGGATTGAGGTCGGCGGCGATGACCTTGTCAACCCACGACACCATGCAGCAGCCGTGCATGTGGAACGACCGAGCCCCTTTGACCGCATCATACAGGGGGAGCTTGTCTCTCCAGGCTTCCAGTCTCCCGTTACGCAACATGACATCATGGGCCATGGTCGCTTGGGTAGCAGCCAGGGAATGTTCGGATATACGCGGGATGATGCCGCCGAAGCTGGAGAGTGTGATGTTCATATGTCAATCAATCCCAAAGTTCTTCAGCTTTGTACTTGTTCACAGAATCAACCCCACCGGCGGGACGGATGGAAAGACTCACCGGATACCCGGAGGGGAAACCGGAATCAGAATGCAGAATGAGTTCATGCTCCCCTGCGACCCACACACCGGCAGGCTGCACACGGGCGAGGACCGTGGTGGAAAAGTCCAGCGTGGTCTCCGCCTTGTGCGAATGCTCATTACCGGAACTGCCGCTGCTGCTCACCACCGTCTTGGCCGTGGCTGTCGTGCTGCAACGCAGGATATTGGACTGCGGCGTGCCGTCGAGCCGCACATGGAGCTGGGAGAGCCATGCCCGGGTCGCGACGGTCACGATGTCGATGACGATAGGGACATTCGTGCGCAGCGTAAAACCGATGACCTGCCGCACGATGTCACCTGCGACGACAGGCAGCAACGTATGGATGGCGTCCGGGTGCTGCGTATCTGCAATGGCCACGACAGAACCCAGCTTGTTCAGCTCCACATCGTAAGGACCGAAAGCATACGTCTGGGCCGGAATATCGATACGCTGCGTGAGATTGAAGATACGGTTCTTGAGGTCGAGATGAACGTCATACCCGCCGCACTGATAGATACCGTTGAGCACATTCGCCGGTTTGCTCAAGGAAAGCGTGGCGATACCGACTTTGTTGTCCATCTGCACGTCGATACCGTCGCCGGGCACGATACCGTTCACACCGCTGGAAGTCGTGGGTTCCGTGTACTCCACCAGATGGCCGTACTGGTCGAAGCGCATACCGTTCACAGTGGTGTTGAGACCGCCGCCCTTATGCGAGATGACCAGTGCGTCAGCCACAGACCCCGTGCCGGTGACGGTCACGCCACTGTTCCCCGCCACGACGCGCAAAGTCTCGGTAGAGATATTGGCCTTGATGCGATAGGGGTCAGAAGTGGTGCCGCTGCCGCTGACGACGACACCGTCCTCACCCTTGATGGTGCATCGCACCAACGGACGCCCGGAAGCATCACAGGTATAGAGATTCCCCGCCAGCGGAGACGCCTCGCACAACGACACGCCTTCGCTGTAGGAAGCACAATCGGCAGGGACTTCCGTGCAAGACGGCGGCACATACAGCGCCACGTCGGCTTTCTCCAGACCAACGATACACCCGTCGGCTACGATGATGCGGTCGTAAATACCATCAGGCGGGGGCGTACCGGGCTGCGCTTTGAGGCAGCCGTTTTCTTGCCACAAACGGCCTCCCCAGGGAAGACACAACGAAAAATCAGGGCAGCCTGATTTGACCTGTGGCTCCTGGATAGTATCTCCATTACAATCGAACGTTATGCGGGGGGAACATTTGTCTTGCATCGGTGTCACCTCTGTTGAAAGCAATAACGCATCCGTACCTAAAAGAAAAGGGCACTTGACTTTATGGGTATGCTACGGTTAAATGGGCTTCGACGACAGAGATGCCGGACGGGCTGACGAACATGGTGCTGTTCTCCGCCGACGTGGTGAGACTCCGGTCTCACCACGTCACCTATCTCTCAATCCGCCTCTCCCCTAGGCGTGTATGTGTTTGCGGA